ATGAGCACACCGTTACGGGTCGCGATCTATGTGCGCATCTCCAACGACCGGACCGGAGCAGGGCTCGGCGTCGCCCGCCAGGAAGAGGAATGCCGGACGCTGGCCGCCCGGATCGGCTGGGAAATCTACGACGTCTACTCCGACAACGACGTCTCTGCATACTCCGGGAAGACCCGCCCCAACTACGCCCGCCTTCTGGCGGACGTAGCCGCCGGCCGCGTCCAAGCCATCATCGCCTGGCACGCCGATCGCCTCCACCGCTCTCCACGCGAACTGGAGGACTTCATCGAGCTCGTCGACAAGCACCACGTCCGCATCTCCACCGTTAAGGCCGGCCAGCTCGACCTCGACACCAGCAGCGGCAAAATGGTCGCCCGCATCCTGGGCAGTGTCGCCCGTGCGGAGTCCGAGCAGAAGTCTGAGCGGCTCAAGAGCAAGCTCCTCCAGCTCGCCAAGTCCGGGAAGTACGGCGGCGGCGGATCGCGCCCCTACGGCTACGAGAAGGACGGGATCACAGTCCGTCCCGCAGAGGCCCAGACCATCCAGGAGTGCGCCCGCCGAGTCCTCGCGGGCGAGGCCATCGCGAGCGTGGCCAAGGACCTCAACGTGCGTGGCGTCCCCACCGCCACGAACCGGCCCAACGGCTGGAGCGTCCCCATCCTGAAACGGATGCTGATCTCCCCGCGGATCGCCGGGCTGCGAGAGCACCGGCCACGCAACCCGGACGGGACGCGGCCGAACGTCGGCGAGATCATGGCCGTCGCCGAATGGCCCGCGATCATCAAGCGAGAAGAGATGACCCGACTGCACGGCATCCTGCTCGACCCAGCACGCCGTGTGAGCCCCGGGCGGAACGGACGCTACCCATTGAGCGGAGTCCTCTACTGCGGCCGCGAGGGATGCGCCAGGCGGCTTGTGGGCAGACCTGACGGGCTGGGCCGGCGCAGGTATGTGTGCAACGCGGTGCCGGGCGCCGGAGGCTGCGGCAAGATCATGGCCTTGTCCGAGCCCATTGAGGAGCATCTGTTCACCTTGGTCGCCGGAGCGCTGGACGACCAGCCCTTCATGACCCGGCTCATGTCGGCCGGGAGTGACGTCACCGCCGACAAGGTCCTGGCGGAGATCGCCGATGACGAAGCGGAGCTCGAAGCGCTGGCGGGCGACCTGGGAGAGCGGCGGATCACGCGGAAGGAGTGGCTGGCGGCTCGAGTCCCCATCGAGGCGCGGCTGCGTCAGAACCGGGCCCGCCTGGAGAAGTCCGACCACCGGGCTCCGCTGACGTTCGCGGACGCACCGAAGTCGGGGGAGCAGGCGCTGGCCTGGTTGACGAACCCGGAGATTCCGGCCAGTCGAAAGTCGGCGTATATCCGTGCCGTGATGGAGAAGGTGTGGGTTCTGCCGGGTGTACGTGGCCGCAATAAATTCGACGCGGCACGCTTCAAAATTGACTGGGTTGCGTAAACGCTGCCTATGGCGACAGATCCTCCTTACCGAGACCAGATCAAATCTGGACATCCGCGTCTATCGCGGCACGTGGGGGCCGTATGGCGTGAGAGGGCAATAACGTCCCGCCGAATCCGGTATGGACCGGTCCTAAGGACCTATTCCCACGCCTCCCTTACGCATCTACAGTGGTCGGCACTGCGTCTCGCCCCGGGAATGTCGAACGCACGATCGGATACCGCCCGTAGGGGGACAGGGAGGTCCGATGGGAGGGAACTACCAGCATGGGGTTGTACTCGCGCATCGTCCTGTACGTCGCCACCGGCCTGCTCTGGCTGGTCACGGGGGGCTGCGCAATCCTCACCGACCTCGACTACGAGATCTACTCGCTCATGCGGCTCGCCACAGGGCTCGCAAGCCTGTGGACGCTCGCGACCATCCTCACCCGACCTGACAACGGCGCCCTCGCCCACGCCCGCCTCGCCATCCACGCCCTGCGCGTCGAGGGCGCGGCGAAACGGCAACACGCCCCTGACGACTCGCCGACCGGGCCGTTCCGGTCGCTCGATCGAGTGAAGTAGCTATTCCTGGTCTTCCGGCGCGGCCTGTTTGAGGCGACGGAGCTGTTTCTCCAGATCCTTGATCTGGCCGCGCGAAAGACCGGGGCTCGTCGCGACAACCCATGCGAGCGCATCGTCCAGCGTGACGATCTCTTCAGGCCGCGACACAGTCGCGGGCGGACGACTCAGCCTCCCGATCCTGGCCGGCGAAGTGCGGAGATCATCGGCTGAGACTAGACCTGTCGCCACGAGAACATCCCCAACGGAAACGTCGAACTGGCCGGCCAACCTCTCGAGCTCGCCGAAGACTTCCTCCACGGACTCCCACCGGACACGGCTGCCTGACAGCGCGAAGAGCAAACCGGGGGACGGCGCCACCTTCTGAGGCGCGGGTGCCGGCACATCGCCGCCTTCTCGAATCTCGTGGAGAGTGCCGGGAGAGAGGCCGAGCGCTCGTTCGACACGGGCGCGCGTGGCGGCCTGGGGCCACTTCTCGCCCGACTCCAAGTTGTAGATCGTCTTCACGTCGACCGAGCTCGCGGCTGCGAGTTCGGTCTGAGTCATGCCCAGCTCTCCCCGCCGCTGAGTCACAAAGGCGGCGACGTCGCCGAGCGGGGCCCGTCGTCGGCTCATGCAGCACATCATGAGGGAACATCCGGGAACAGTCGAGCTGACTACTCGGTGACGAAACCGAAACAACCGGCAAGTCAAGGGCGTAATCGGGAACTCTTTCGGAGGTCGTGCGACTGTAGTTGCTGTTTCTTGCCGGTTCTTCCTTGAAAAGTTCCCGATTGTTCCCTAGGGTTGCGGCATGACCCACCCCCTGGAACCCGAGAACGTTCGGCGAGGCGCCACCATCCGCGCCCTCACCGAAGCACACGGCTGGCGCGTGGGGGAGCTGGCCGCCGCTCTCGACAAGAGCCACTCGTTCATCAGCAACGTCATGGCCGGCCGCAAGGCCGCGCCCGTCCCGCTGTGCCGCCAGATCGCCGACCTGCTCAAGGTCCCGCTGGCCGCCATCGTCAGCCCCGAGCACTACGCCGACGCCGCCGAGCCCGCGCTCACGGGGGGCGAGTCCTGATGGGGGAGCGGCAGCCCGCGCACACCGCGCCATGGCTCGACCTGCCCCCGGCCGAACGGCTGAAGGACCCCGCCTTCCTGGCGTTCCTCCGCGACTCCCGCGCCTCTTCCGGGCTCCCGCCGACCATCAGCGACCCGGTGACCATCTCCCGCCTCGTGGACCTCATGCAGGTCCCGCAGGCCGCCGCGGCTTAGCCGCGAACTCAGGCGGGCCCCGGAGGCACCCGGAGCCCGCGAGCCCCGCTCCATCCCCCTCTTCGCAGAAGGAGAGCAGGACCGATGACCATCATCTACGACGCGGCGGTGCGCCGATGACGCAGCCGACGACGCCGCTGTCGATCCAGGTGTTCAACGCGCTCACCCACATGGACTGCCACCCCGGCGGCAACCTGGCCAACGCCGTCAACGCCACCAGCCCCGGCACCGGCCGCGACGTCTACAAGGCGCTCGCCACCCACCTGGGACTGAACACCGGCGGGTCCGCGACGGACGCGGCCGACGCCGTGTACGCGTGGGAGGACTTGTCCACCAGCTACGAGATCCGCGCCACGCTGCTCGCCTGCGGGTGGGCGGAGCGGCGCCGGGAGCGCGACGCCGAGGAGGAGGCCGACCTCGCCCGGCACATCGCCGAGGCCGACGCCGCCCCCGCTGAGCAGATCGCCGCTGAGCTGCACGAGTTGAACGTGCGGCCGATCTACCGGCCGACCCGCTGGGACGTGCAGTACCGGGAGCACCTGGAGCAGCTGCACCGCAAGCACGGGAGCCGCCCGGCCGTCCCGCCACTGCGAGAGTGCTGCGCGGAGGCTACCGACCGCACGTCCCACTGGCACTGCCCACGATGCGACGCGGTGGTCGGGATGTACGGCCACGAGGAGTGCGACCGGCCGGTGCCGGTGGACCTGGCCGACGCGCTGCCGCAGGACGACTACATCTCCGCCGTAGTCGCCGCGCTGAACGCCTCCGGCATCGAGGTCTCCGATTTCTGGACCGAGGACAGCGAGACCGAGGGCACCCACTGCTACCTCGACGCCGTGATCACCCTGGCTCCGATCGCCGGAGAGGGCGACGACGACGGGTGGCCCGACGGACTGCTCCTCCTCTGGGAGTGGCACACCGGGCGCGAGGAGGGCGGCCCCGAGCGCGGCCCGTCCTGGCGCTACGCCGAGCTCCACGACGACGGCAGCAACGAGACCCCCGACGACCTGATGGTGGCCGGCTACGCGTCCCCCGAAGCGGTCGTCGAGGCGACCCGCAAAGCCATCAACCACGAGCTCGGCGACGAGCTCATCGGCGGCTCGTGGGAGCACGCCGGCGAGCTGGCCGCCGCGTGCGAGGCGTGGGGCGCGGACGAGGCGGCCGAGCCGCCGGCCCGGGTCGCGACCATCAGGTGGATCCCGGGCCACGACCTCGGCGAGGTCCTGTACGTCGTCGCCACCACGGTGGACGGCAAGTCGACGGGCTCGACCACCGTTTCGGCCTCGAAGATCGACGCGCACAAGGCGTCGCTGGTCGAGGACGGGTGGGCGGTCCGTTGGGAGATGCCGGCGGATGTGGCCGCTGACCTCAAGGCCGCGAACGAGCACCTGGGCGGCGGTGCGCGATGAACTTCGAGGACCGTCTCAACTTCCAGCGGGGCATGGCGCCGTACCAGCGCCGCGTCGCCACCCTCGCCGGGATGCAGGACCTGATCGACTTCCTCGGCGACCACCGCGACTTTCCGCTGCCGTCCAATTACGTCGAGATCGAGCTGTGGAAGCCGGAGCACTCCCGCCGGGCGACCGCCACTGCCGAGCAGGCCATGGCGCAGGCGCTGACCCTCATCGGCGAGATGGAGGACGTCACCGTCGAGCTGGCGATCGTCAACGGCACGCCCCACGCCCGAGTCGTGATCAACGGCCGGATGGAGGGCGTGTTCGTCACGGCGACGCTCTGGGCCGAGGGCATCTGCGAACACCGGCCGGACGAGAAGCGGAAGCGCGACCGCTGGGTCGTCCCGACTCAGCTGATCGAGGCGGCCAACAAGCAGCCGAGCGGTGGTGACGACCGTGGCTGAGCGCATCCCGGTCGAGGACGTTCGAGAGCTGATCCGCGAGATCACGACCATCCTCGACGTGCCCTTCTATGCCGACTACGACGACCGGGAGAAGCGGGCCGACGTGTTGGCCCATCGATCGGCCCAGCTGCGGGGTGTGCTGAAGTTCTTCGCCGAGGGGGACCTCGACTCCATCGAGTCGACCATCTCGGCCGCGCGTTCGATCGTCAGGGACCACCCCGTCACCTACCGAACCGCCGAGCAGCAGGCCGGTGATGCCCGATGACCGGTCTCGATCACTACCAGGAAGCCGAGGCGCTTCTTCGCCGTGCTGACGGCGCGGACCTCGACGGGCACGCCCAGTACCTCGTCGCCCGCGCCCAGGTGCACGCCACGCTCGCCCTGGCCGCCGCGACCGCCCTCCGCCCCGCGAGCGTGCCGGACGTCCACACGGCCGCCGACCTCGTCCACCGCGACGACTTCCCCCTCACCGTCATCGCCGCGTGGTGGAAGAAGGCCGGCCCCGTCGTGATCCTCTCCGCCCGCGAGGCCGGCGAGCACTTCGACGAGATCCGCCTCCACTACTACGACACCGGCATCCGCCAGTTCGGCGACGTGATGGTGCCCCGCGACTTCCCCCTGCGCTTCGCGCCCTCCACCCCCTGACATGCGACGGCCCCCGCCAACCACCGGCGGGGGCCCTCCAGAAACGAGAACCACATGAACGACACCATCTCCCAGGCCGACCCGCTGGTCCTGTCGCGGGACACCATCAAGCGGCTGGCCTGCAACGTCGACGACGACATCAAGGCGATCGACGCCCAGGCCGACGCCGAGGCGGCGGACCTGCAGCGGCAGATCGACGCCGTGAGGGCCAAGCAGGCGAAGACCGTCTCCGAGCTGCGGGCGGCCGTCACCAAGATGTGGACGTTCGCGGAGCCGGAGCCGACGCTGTCGGCCCTCCTGCCGCCCGACCGCCGCAACTACCCCCCGGACCTGGACCCGTCGCAGGAAGCGGCGCTGCAGCGGTTGAACGCGGCGCACGACCTCCAGGACGCCGAGGAGGGCCTCGCCCCGCCCGCCTACCAGCGGCCGTACGTCCAGCAGGGCCAGGTGCAGTCGTGACCGTCGAGACGACCGCCGTCGAGCAGGAGTTCGTGATCCGGGCGCTGCTCGAATACGAGTACAAGGTCAAGGCCGCCGACGCCGACGAGGCCGCCAACCTCATGCAGGACGGCGAGCGCAACCTCGGCTCCGGTCAGTGCGTCGGTTACTCGATCCACTCCGTGGTGTCCGCCGAGGCGGCAAAGAAGACGCAGACCTGGTCGGAGGACCAGGACGAGCGGACCCGCTGCAAGTGCGGCCACCTCGTCGACGAATCGCACATCGGCCGCCACAAGCGAGACGACCAGGGCCGCGCGTTGCTGGTCAAGGGCCGCCTGGTCAAGGACACGGACCACCCCGAGGCGTGCTGCGAATACCGGTGCGACTGCGTCCGGCCCCGTCCCCTGACCACGCTCCTGGCCGACCACATCGCCGCCTCCGGGCTGCCCGGCACCACCCTGATCTCCGACCTGCCCGGCGTGACCTGGCACCAGTCGAAGCCGCTCGCCGACCACGGCATCACGACCATGAGCGACCTGGCGGCCCGATCGAAGGCCGACCTCCTCGAGGTGCCGGGATTCGGTGACGGCCGACTGGCCAAGCTGACCGCCGCCTTGGACGGCGCGGCGTGAGCCGGGGCCGCCACGCGGGCCGCCGCCCCGTCCCCGCCCGGCACCAGCGCACGGGCCGCGGGTCGTCGCTGACCGGCTGGTCCGCCCACGCCGCGATCGTCGCCATGACGCCCGTCACCACCCCGCACACGCCCTGCAAGTGCCACCACGCCCCCACCTCTGACCTGCGGAGCGCCTGATGAGCCGCTACGAGATCACCGTCAACCAGGGCATGCCCCAACTCTGGGAAGCCCAGCACCCCTTCGCCGCGCCGTACGGCAACCGCTACCGGCCGACCGACCCGTGGAACGAGGTCGACTACACGTTCGCCTCCTGGGACGAGTTCGTCGACGAGCTCCCCGACTCCGGCAGCGCCTTCGAGCAGGTCTACAGGTGGGACTGGACCCGCGACGCCCCCGACGCCGAAGTCCAGACGGCCGACATCCTGACGATCTACTTCGTGCTCCCGCGCGAAGCCCGGCTCTCCCGCGCCGACATCACCGTCACCACCGACGACGAGCCGGCCGTCCGCGAATGGCTCACCCGCCGCGCCCAGACGATCGCCGACCTGTGGGCGCCGCTCGCGGTGTCGCCCAGGTCGTCGATCAACGACGTCACCCCGGAGATCGCCGCTCACGTGCTCTTCCAATTCGGGCACGTCGGCCTCCCCGCGAGCGGCTGGCGGGCCACCCTCCTGCTGGCCATCGCCAAGGCCGACGTGCACAACCGGGAGCTGCTCGCCCGCGGCTACCCGGGCTACGTGTTCGCCTTCGAGCTCGCTCAGGGGCGGCCCGACGGCATCGTCCTCCTGCGCGAGATCGCGAGGCCCATCCATGGCTGAGCGCACCCCCGCAGAGACGCTCGTGGCCGCTGTCGCCAAGCTGCGCGAGACCGCCGCAGGGGCAACACGCGGTCCGTGGGTCTCCTACGGCACGCCGGGCCGGAGCGAGGACGGCCACGCCCACACCATCACCCGGCCCTACTGCAACAAGGGCATGTACGACCCCGACGCCGAGTGCGAGCCCGATTGCGGCACGACCGTGCTGACAACCGGCGCCGAAGGCTGCGAGGACGACAACCTCGCGACGGGCGACGCCCTGTGGATCTGTCTCGTTCACCCCGGGCTGGCCGACCCGCTCGCCGCCTGGCTGGAGCCCTGGACCGGCATCGCCTTCGACGAGGACGCCGCGCTTCCCGTCGACCTCCAGCACGCCCTGGCCGTCGCCCGCGCGATCGTCGGGCCCGACGACGTCGCCACCGCGATCCGCGCCGCAGTCGACGGCCTGGACAACCAGCAGCTCGCCGACCTCATGGAGGGCCGCTGATGTTCGTCTTCCACGCCAGCGTCGCTCTCGTCACCGTCCTCGTCGGCGTGGTCGTCGCCGACCGGCGCGGCTACCCGGAGGCCGCCGCCAACCTCCTCAAGATCCTCCTGGTCGTCGGCGTCATCTGGATGATCGCCGTGGCGGGTGAGAGGCCGTGATCACCTGGGTCATCGTCTCCGTGTCGGCGCTCGCCGTGCTCGCCCTCACCACCCGGGCGGCCTGGGCCCGAGCCGCGGTCGTCGCCGGGCTGCTCTCCCTGGCCGGCGCGCTGGTGTTCGCCGACCGGATCGGCGGCGGCCGATGAAGCTGATCACGATCACCGCCTACGGCTCACCCGAGGGGCAGGCGGCCATCTCCTGCGGGAAGAACGGGCGCGGCTACTACAGCAACGCCGCCGCCCTCGAGCCGTGGCGGGCAGCCGTCCGCAACGCGGCCATGGACCTGCTCGGCACCCACCAGCACGTCCCCCCGTTGTCGGACAAGCTCGACGACAAGGGCAAGCCGAAGAAGAACCACGCCGGCCCGTGCCAGCGGTGCGGCACCCGGAAGAAGGACCACGGCCTTCTCCGGGGTGCCCTGCGCGCCGAGTTCATCGTCGCCCTCGAGCGCCCCAAGTCGGTGCCGCTCGACCGTGACCCGATCACCCGCTCAGCGGGGGATTGGGACCACCACGGCCGCGCCATCGGCGACGCCCTCAACCAGGCGTCGGTGATGTGCGACGACGCGCAGATCGTCGACGGCCGCGTCGCCAAGTACTACGCCGGCCACCCCAACGCCCTGGCCATGCCGGGCGCGATCATCCGCATCTGGCCCATCGGCGGAACCTCATGACCACCAGCCAGCTCGACCCCATGTACCAGCTCCAGCGCGAGCTCCGCCTCAACGACGCCCTCGAGAAGAAGGCGCGAGGCAAATCGCGCGGCCCGAACGCCAAGACGTTCGTCGCCTCCGTCGACGACCCCACACCCGACCCCGAAGCGCAGGCCGCCGCCCGGCGGCTCATCGCCCGCCTCGCCCCCGACGACCAGGACGTGATCCTCACCGCCCTCGGCCTGGCCGACGACCCCGACAGGAAGCTCAACCGGCGGCCCGCCACCAAGGACGCCTGCCCGGTCTGCGGCCGCACCGGCCTGCGGATGCGACTCGAGGGCGTCCTCGTCTCGCACTCCCCGAGCGCCACCAAGTCCGTCGTCACGGCTGGCCAGTGCAAGGGGAGCGGCAAGGAGCCCGTCATCCCCGCCGCCTGAACCACCACCCCAACGAGAACCCGGCTCCTCGAGGGGCCCCAAGGAAGGAAAACCGTGACCGACACCAAGGGCGAGGAGCAGATCCGGCCGTTCGCCGCGATCCTCCAAGAGCTCGACGCAGGCCGCGTCCACGACGCCCTCTCCCGCGAGATGCACACCCTCGTCAAGGCCATCCAGGACACCGGCAAGAAGGGCACCCTCACCCTCAAGGTCGAGGTGGCCCCCATCGCGCCCGGCGACACCCACGTCCTGACCATCAAGGCCGGCGTCTCCAGCGCGCCGCCCGCCACCAGCCAGCCCGTCTCGGCGTTCTTCGTTGACGGCAGCGGCAACCTCTCCCGCAACGACCCCCGCCAGCTCACCCTGCCCGGCGTCGTCCAGGAAGTCCCCTCCCTCACCCAGGCCCGGAGCGCCCAGTGACCATCCCCACCCCTCAGCGGACCGAGAACGACGCCATCATCGACGCCCTGGAAAACCTCCAGGAGCCCGACCAGCTCGCGCCCGGCTACATCTACGCCTTCAAGCTCCGCGACCGCGTCGAGATCGTCGACCTGGCCGACAACCAGCTGGCCCAGCCCCGCCGGAAGACCGGCACCATCAACGTCGCCGAGGCCGCCAGCTTCGCCGTCTACTACCGCAAGCACGCCGACGACGGCACCGAGACGTACGCCAACATCGACGCCGACACCATCACCGCGGTCCTCAACGCCCACCAGGCCACCGACGGCGCCCTGTTCCGGGACGACACCGCCCGGTGGGGCGACCACCGCCTCATCCTCACCCTCAAGCGCACCCCCGCCTGGACACAGTGGCTCGCCCTCAACGGCAAGGACCTCGACCAGGTCGGCTTCGCCGAGTTCCTCGAGGACCACCTCCCCGACGTCGTCCTGCCGTCCGGCGCCGACATGCTCGAGATGGCCCTCAAGTTCCAGGCCACCTCGGAGGCGTCGTTCTCCAGCGCGGTGGTCCTGCAGAACGGCGACCGCCAGCTGGTCTACACCGACACCACGAACGCCCGCGCCGGCGGCGGCAGCGTCGACATCCCCAAGACGTTCACCATCCGCCTGAAGCCGTACGAGGACGCCCTCCCGATCGACATCACTGCCCGGTTCCGCTACCGGGTCCGCGGCGGCCGCCTCACCCTCGGCTACCTCCTCGACAACCCCGAGGAGCGGCTCCGCGACGCGTTCCGCCAGGTCGTCGCCTCGATCGAGGGCGACCTGGAGATCCCCATCCTGCACGGCGTCCCGGCCGCCGCCACCGCGCCGCCCAGCCGCATCGCCACCACCCGCTGACCCGCACCGCCCCATAGCGCCGGTGGCTACAGCGACCCGCCGTAGCCACCGGCGCCCACCCTCAACCAGAAGGCCCGCCTCATGATCTGGCCCTTCCGCCGCCGCGACCGCGAACCCATCGGCGACCCCTTCGCCGTCGACCTCGAGGCGGCATACCTGACCAGCAACGCCCGCGACATCATCACGAACACGATCTTCGTCAGCGACACCCGCGACGCCCACAAGCTCGCCACCGCCGTCATCGACGACCTCCTCGCCGCCGGATACGGGCTCACCGACGGCTCCGGGGCCGGGAACGAGCTCGCGCGGGAGATGCTGGCGGAGAACCTGGAACTCAACCGCGATCTCGTCGCCGCCCGCGGCCAGAACACCGCGCTGGCCGACCAGCTCAGCGACGCGCGGAAATTGCAGGGCGACCTCGCCAACGCCAACGCCCGCGTCACCGAACTCGAGGCCGCCGTCGCCGCTCTCGCCGCGGCCGACCAGCCGACCGAACCGGCCCAGCACCGCCTCGGCTACCGGCCCGCGCACCAGCTCAGCGAGATGAGGCAGGTCCAGACGCTCATCTGCGGCCAGCCCCGCTCGGTCTGCCTGCGTGAGACCGCCCGAGCCAACCAGCTCGCCGCCCGCCTCCAGGGCCTGACGGAGAGGCAGCTGGCGCGATGACGTTCACCTTCTCCCAGCCCGGCGGCGCCCCCGCCGCCCCGGCCGCGCCCGTCTACGAGGTGCCGCCCACGCCGGAGCAGCAGGCCATCATCGACGCCGCCGCCACCGGAGCCGACCTCACCATCACCGCCGGCGCGGGCACCGGCAAGACGACCACGCTCAAGATGCTCGGGCAGCACACGCGCGGCCGCGGCCTCTACGTGGCCTACAACAGGGCCATCGCGGACGAGGCCCGCGCCAGCTTCCCGCCCAACGTGCACTGCTCGACCGCGCACGGCCTCGCCTTCGCCGCCGTCGGCAAGAAGTTCCAGCACCGGCTCAACGGTGCCCGCCAGCCCGCCCGTGTCGTCGCGCAGCTGCTCGCCATCCCCGCCGTCCTCCACATCGGCGACACCGGCCTCACCGCCGCCAAGGTCGCCCGGCTCGTCTCCGACACCATCGCCCGCTTCTGCTGGTCCGCCGCCGACCAGATCGGCTGGGACCACGTCCCCGACGTCCCCGGCCTCGACACCCCGGCCCTTCGCACCGAGCTGCGGACCGCCATCGTTCCCATCGCGGTGCGCGCCTGGGCCGACATCCGCGACGAGAAGGGTGGCGTGCTCCGCTTCACCCACGACCACTACCTGAAGCTGTGGGCCCTCACCAACCCCGCCCTGCCCTACAACCTCGTCATGCTGGACGAGGCCCAGGACGCCAACCCCGTCATCGCCTCTGTCATCAACGGCCAGTCCGCCCAGCGGATCCTCGTCGGCGACTCTTCGCAGGCCATCTACGGCTGGCGGGGCGCGGTCGACGCCATGAGCGGCTTCAACGGGCAGCGCCTGGCCCTCACCCAGTCCTGGCGGTTCGGGCAGCGCATCGCTGAGGAAGCCAACCACTGGCTCGGCCTCCTCGACGCACCCCTGCGCCTGACCGGCAACCCGGGCCGCGACTCCCGGCTCGCCCCGCTCGCCCAGGCCGACGCGATCCTCTGCCGCTCCAACGCGGGCGCGGTCTCCCACGCCATGGCCGCCCAGGCCGCCGGCCACCCTACCGCCCTCGTCGGCGGCGGCACCGACATCCGGATGCTCGCCGAGGCCGCCCGTGACCTCCAGGCCGGACGCTCCGTCCACCACCCCGAACTCATGGCCTTCTCCTCGTGGAGCGAAGTTCAGGAGTACGCCGAACACGACGCCGGCGGCGCCGACCTCAAGACGTTCGTCAAGCTCATCGACTCCCTGGGCGTCAACCGCGTGCTCGGCGTGCTGTCCTCGCTCGTCGACGAGTACAACGCCCGCGTCATCGTCTCCACGGCCCACAAGGCCAAGGGCCGCGAGTGGGGCACCGTCCAGCTCGCCAGCGACTTCGGCGACATCTACGACCCCCAGACCGGCGAGCTGCGCACCACCGAGGTGATGCTCACCTACGTCGCCGTCACCCGCGGCAAGGACGTCCTGGACCGGACGATGCTCGGCACCGGCGGCGGCCAGCCCGCCATCCCCGGCCTCGGCCAGGCCGCCGCGCCGACGAGCATCTCCACGCTTCCGCAACCCGCAGCCCTCGCCGCGCCGACGGCGCCCGAAGACGACGACGCGATCGAGCTGCCGGCCGAGGCGCGGAACTGGCTCACGGAGATCAAGGAAGCCGCCGCCGAAGAGGCAGCCGCCAAGGCCAGGAAGGAACGCGCCGAAGAGCAGCTGCAGGCGATGGTCGGCGACCACCACGCCGCCACCCTCGACGGCCGCCCCGCCATCACATGGAAGCCCTCCGCCGTCAGCTACTCCGTCGACAGCAAGGGCCTCCGCGAGGAGCACCCCGAGATCTGGGCCAAGTTCGCCAAGCCGAAGAAGCAGGCCCGCCCCTTCAAGCTCGCCGGAGAGTGGAAGTGACCCAGTACACGTTCACCGACGAGAGTGGCGACCAGCTCCACGTGTGGGTGGAAGGCGATGGTGCCTGCAAGTTCGCCTCCGCCCGTGACGTGGTGGTGCCCGCCAAAGAGCTCCGCAACGTCCTCGCCGGGATCGCCAAGGGCATGGGCCTGTCGGTCCTCATCCTCGACCGGCCCGACTGGCCGGATCCCGAGAAGCGCGAATACACCACCCACGGCTTCGCGTTCATCCGCGAGGGCAAGCAGATCCGATTCGCCGGTGGTCGCGTCCACGCGGCCACGGCGCGGGCCATGGCCGCTGTCCTCGCCGAGATGGCCGACGCCGCCGACGCCGAACCTGACCCCGAGCAGCTCGCCGCACTCACCAGTGCGGTGCGCGAAAGCCTCTGGGAGGGCGGTGAGGTGGCCCCCGCGACCGCCGACAGGATCGCACGCCACCTGCTGCGCAAGGGCTGGAAATCCGCCTGATGTTCACCCAGCCCGCCGTCGCCCCGGTCAACCCTCCTCTGCTTGACGGGCTGGCCGCCCAGATCGCCGCCAACGTCGTCGGCACCATCCGGCACGCCTCCGCCAACGCCCCGCGCTCCCGCCAGGTCGCGATCGGCCCCTCCGAGATCGGCACCCCCTGCGTCAGGAAGCTCGCCTACAAGCTCCTCGACTGGGACCCCAAGCCGAACAAGGACACCGACCCGCTCGCCTCCGTCATAGGCACGGCCGCGCACGGCTGGATGGAAGAGACGTTCAACAAGTTCAACCCCACCCTCCCGGACGGCCGGCCCCGCTACATCACCGAGCAGCGCGTCGCCGCCGACGCCACCCTCAAGGGGTCCTGCGACCTGTTCGACCGGCAGGCCAAGACCGTCATCGACTGGAAGTTCCCCGGCACCACCTCCATGGAGAAGGTCCGGAAGAACCGCGACCCCGGCGTCACCTACCGCGTCCAGGCCCACGTCTACGGGCTCGGCTACCGCAACGCCGGCGAGGACGTCGAACACGTCGCCGTCGTCTTCCTGCCCCGCGCCGGACGCCTCGACGGCGTCTACGTGTGGACCGAACCCTTCCAGCCCCAGATCGCCCTCGACGCCCTGACGCGCCGCGACAACGTCATGAAGGTCCTGGCCGACCTCGACCCCGAGAACAACCCGGCCATCTGGGGCGCGTTCCCCGTCGGCGACGCCTACTGCACCTACTGCCCCTGGCACCTCCCCAAGTCCACCAACCTCGCCCGGGGCTGCCCCGGGATCACCAACTGAAAGGAACCACCCGCATGTCGTTCAACTTCAGCCAGCCCGCCGCCGGTTCGGACTGGAAGGCCAAGGACTTCGTCGGCCACCTCATCGTTTTCTTCCCGCGCCGCCTGGAGGAGAACATCGCCACCCAGTTCGGCACCAGCGACGCCCTCCGCGTCGACCTCGTCGTCCTCACCGCCCAGGGCGGCCCCCAGGTCGAGGAGAACGTGCTGCTGTTCCAGAAGCCCCTGATCGGCTCCCTGTCCGGCAACATCGGCAAGGACCCCGTCCTCGCCCGCCTCGCCCAGGGCACCGCGAAGGCCAACCAGTCCGCGCCCTACATCCTCCAGCCCTTCAGCCAGGAGGACGCCGCCTACGCGGGCCAGTACATGCAGTCCGTCGGCGGCAACCCTTTCCAGTCCGCTCCGCAGTTCGGATCTGCCGCCGGTAACCCCGCCCCCCAGGTCCCGCACGTCCCGCTCCCGACCGCCGCCCCGGCGCCCGCGCCCGCCTACGCGCCGCCCGCCCAGCAGCAGCCCGCCCCCGCCTACCAGGCGGCCCAGCCCAACCCCGGCTACCAGGCCGCCCCGCCGGCCCAGCCGCAGCCGCCCGCCGGCGGGATGGTCACCATGCCCAACGGCCAGGTCGTCTCCGCCGAAACCGCCGCCGCGGCCGCCAACCTCGGCATGACCTTCGGCACGCCCCCGCCCCAGGCCTAACCCGCACCCGAACCACCACGCGGGGCAGCGACCGAAACGCGGGCCCGGTCACTGCCCCGCCCCATCACGGCTGGCACCGAGGGGACGTAGTACGTGAACCACAGCACCATCCACAGCACCGCCCAGGCCCTGCACAACGCAGGGCTCTGCGTCCTACCAGCCGCCACCGATGGCACCAAACGCCCGAGCGTGTCCAGCTGGCGGCAGTACACCCAGAAGGGCGGCAGCCACCCCCGGCCCGACACCGACCGGATCACCCGCTGGTTCATCGACGGCCCCTTCGACGGCCTCGGCATCGTCACCGGCGCCGCATCCGGCAACATCGAAATGCTCGAACTCGAAGGCCGCGCCGTCGCCGAAGGCATCCTGGCCGAACTCACCGAGCTCGCCACCAACAGCAGCCTCGGAGACCTGTGGACGCGCGTCGTCCAGGGCTACAGCGAGTGGACCCCCAGCGGCGGCCTCCACATCCTCTACCGCGTCGACGCCGACCCCGTCGCCGGCAACACCCACCTCGCCCGACGGCCGTCCACCCCCGAGGAGTTCGCCGCGTGGAAGGCCGAGCGCCAGGCCGAGCTCGACGGCGAGGACCTCGCCGCCGACGAGCGCGCCCGCCGCCAGGCCAAGCTCGACAACATCACCCGCCCCGAGCAGGTCCCCCAGGTCCTCATCGAAACCCGAGGCGAAGGCGGCTGGGTCGTCCTCGCGCCCTCCGGCGGGCGCACCCACCCGACCGGCCGCCCCTGGACCATGGCCGCTGGCGGGCCCGCCACCATCGCCACCGTCACCGCCGACGAACGCGACGCGCTCCACCACCTCGCCGGGGCGTTCGACCGGATGCCCATCACCGCGCCGCCCGTCGCCGCGCCCCGGCCCGCCCTCAGGGCGCTCCCCACCTCGCCGTGGTTCTCCCAGCCCGCCACCCCGTACGGCGTCGACGGCGGGATCAGCCCCGGCGACGACTACAACGAGAAGGCCGACTGGCAGCGCGACATCCTCGGCCCCCTCGGCTGGACCATCGTCTGGGTCCGCTCCGACGGAGAAGTCCACTGGCGGCGCCCCGGCAAAACCCACGGCATCTCCGCCACCACCGGCCGCGGTGGCGCCGACAACCTCTACGTCTTCACCACCAGCACGGTGTTCGACACCGAACGCCCCTACGACAAGTTCGGCGCCTACACCCTCCTCAACCACGGCTCCACCAGCCAGACCGCGTTTGAAGCCGCCGCCAAGGACCTCGCCGCCCAGGGCTACGGCCACCGCACCGAACCCACCCGCCCCGCGCCCGGCCCCACCCCGCCACCCACCCACACCGTCCAGGCCGGGCCCGTCATCGGCAACCTCGCCACCGTCCACCAGCTCGACCCGCCGCCCCCGCCTGCCCTCGCCTTAGTCGAGGAGCGCACCTACGAGCACAGCGACGACGGCAACGCCCTGGCCCTCATCGACCGGTTCGGCGACGTCATCCGCTACTGCGCCGACCGAGGCCGCTGGCTCTCCTGGGACGGGCAGCGCTGGGAGTGGCAGCCCGCCGGTGGCGGGATCGTCCGGGAATACGCCAAGCGCGTCTGCCGCAGCTTCCCCGACGACGGCAAGACCGCCGTCGAACACAAGAAGAAGGCCCTGTCCGCCGGCGGCATCACCAGCATGCTCGCCCAGGCCCAGACCGACGTCCGCGCCGTCGTCGCCTACGCCGACCTCGACGCCCGCCCCATGGAACTCAACACCCCCGCCGGGATCGTCGACCTGGCCACCGGCGAGCTCCTGGCCGCCGACGCCGCCCACCTCCACACCCGCATCACCCGGGTCGCCCCCGACCCCGGCGCCGACCCCAGCCGCTGGCACGAGTTCCTCGACGACACCTTCGGCGCCGACCCCGACCTCATCGCCTACCTGCGCCGCCTCGTCGGCTACAGCGCCACCGGATCGGTCAAACACCACCGGCTGCCCTTCTGCGTCGGCTCCGGAGGAAACGGCAAAGGCGTATTCCTGGAAGCCATTATCGCCGTTCTTGGAGATTACGCTACCACCGCCCCGAGCGGTTTCTTGATGGCTAAAGCACATTCACAGCACGAAACCGAGATTGCCCGACTTGCCGGAATGAGAATGGTCGTCTGCTCCGAAGTCGGAGACGACGACCGATTCGACGAAGTGAAAGTCAAGCTGCTCACGGGCGGCGATTCTCTGACCGCCCGGTTCATGCGCGCGGACCATTTTACTTTTGAACCGACTCACAAATTGTGGCTCATGGGCAACCATCAGCCGAAGGTCCGCGCCGGCGGCCGGAGCTTCTGGCGGCGCCTGCGGCTCATCCCGTTTGACCACGAGGTGCCCGAGGAGAAGGTCGTCGAGGACCTGCAGGGAATCCTCGCCCGCGACCACGGGCCCGCCCTGCTCGCCTGGATTATCGCCGGAGCCGTCGAAGCCACCGCCCAGGGCCTCGCCGACCCTGAGCGCGTCAAGGCCGCCACGCTCGCCTACGAGGCCGACCAGGACACCGTCAGCAGGTTCGTCGAGGACTGCTGCCGCATCGGCGGCGGAGAGCACGTCCAGATCAAAATCAGCAAGCTCCGCGAAGCCTACGAACGCTGGTGCTTCACCGAGGGGGAGACCCCCGTCACCCCGAAGACTCTCAGCACCGAGCTCGCCCGCCGCCACAACGTCGGATCCACCCGCACCAAGGCCGCCCGCCTCTACACCGGCATCAGCCTCTACACCGAGGACACCGACGACTCCGCGGACGCCTCCTGGCCCACCGCCCCCGCCGGAGTCGACGAGCCGGGATCTGTCACCCAGACCAACCAACCTGTCACCCCGGCCGCCACCGACCCAGGCGACCCGTGGGCATCGCAGGGATCGGCATGGTGACGGGTCCGATGACGGGTGACAGATGTGTCATCGCCCCGTCACCCGCACTGAGCTGCAGAAAGGGGGCTTTCAACCCCCCTCGGGTGACAGGTGACAGGTTGTCTCACATTAAGCCCCTCACATGCGCGTGTATGTGCGCGCATACGTACGCGCGCATAACGCGCGCGCATGTGGGCCGTCAATACGGAGCGAACCTGTCACCTGTCACCCGGGGTCTGGGAAGGCCCTCCGGATGAGCGGCCACCTGATCTCCACAGCCGCCGCCCTCGTCGGCTGCCGGCGATGCGCCCGAACCGTCCTGGAGGGCTACGACGGCGGCCAACTGATCCGAGCCGACCCCGCCCCCCTCGCCCCCGAAGACGAACTCCTCGCCCTCCTCGGCGGCCGCCACACCTACGACCTCCACCTCATGGGACTCCCACGCCGGCCCTACCTCATCTGGCGCTGCACCTTCCGGCTCCGAGCCCCCCGACGCCACCAAGTCGTCGCTACCCACGAATGCACCCCCACCCAGCACCTCAACGCTGGCGGACCACCCATCAACCTCATCGCCTCATACCGAAAACAGCCACTCCCCGAAAAACCCCCATTCTGAAAAGGAACGCCATGGACAACCGCGACATCACACCGAACGACACCGAACTCCGGGAATGCCCAATCGATGAATGCCGGGAGACTTTCACCGCGCAGCCGTTGAAAACGTATGAGACGGCCGCAGACATCTATTCACACCTCACGACGACCCACGGCCTTAACCGGATGCAGGCAGAATCGCTGACCTTCGGCTGGCCCATGCCGGAACTCAAGCAGCGCCCCGAAGATCAACCGCTGCCGGTCCCGAACGACCACACTGACATCCAGTCGCTCGTCATCTCCGACATCGAGGCTCGACGCCGGCTCGGCATCCAGCGATACGGCACCGCGCTCCAGCCCCACAACGGACGCAACGGTCTCCGCGATCTGTACGAGGAGCTCCTCGACGGCGCCATGTACGCCAAGCAGGTCCTGATCGAGACCGCCGGCCTCAGCCGCGTCGAGCAGGAGATCCGCGACGAACGCCGCCGCCAAGACGAGCGCTGGGGCGAGCAGAACCACCCCGACCTCGACCCGCGAGACATCGACGTCGCCACCCGCCACCACTACGCCTTCCGCGCCGAGTGCTGGAAGAACGTCAACGCTGAACGCGCGACGCCTTCCCGCAGTCCTGGCCGATGCTTCGGCCACCCCGACGAGCCCCACACCCATGTCGCGTGGGACGGCGTGCTCCTCGAGGAGGTCTACGAAGCGCTCGTCGAGTCAGACCCGGCCCAGCTACGCGCCGAGCTGCTCCAGGTGGCCGCCGTCTCCGTGGCGTGGATCGAAGCGCTCGACCGTCGGCTGGCCGCGACCCCGGAAGGACCCCAGACGTGAAAGAGACCATCGAGGTCGAGGACGACGAGATTGCCATCACCTACGAAGCCGAGACCCCTGAGGACGAAGCCGAGCTGAAGGAACTCGCCCTCGACATCCTCTACGGCCGTGTCCGCGACGGCATCACGCTCGACGAATGGCGGGCTGGCCGTGCGTGATCCACGAGCTGCCGTCAAGAAAGTGCGCGCCGCCGCCGAGGTCGCAGGGCTCAAGGTGGACGGCCGCGAAAACTACGACCGTGCCTCACTGAACATCCAGGCCCCCCACGCTGCCATCGACGTCCAGTTCGTCGTCCGCAACCCCAACAGCGGCTACGCCTCGTTCTGCAACGCGACCATCACCCGGGCCGGAGCCGACAAGGAGATCGTCTGGGCGATGCGCGACCTCATCCCGCGCCTGGCCCAACTCGGAGCCGAAGAGCAGCCTGCTGCACGGCCCTCAGATCACACCTGAGACCTCGTCCTCAAGATCCCCTGCACCACCACCGCACATTGCCCCACCGAAGATCACAGCCCTCCGGAGCGCCCCTTGATCGCCCGCCTCACTCCACTCGGTCCCACCGCTCGAGCCGTAGCCGCCAACATCCGCGCACGACGAGCGACCCTCGGGCTCTCCTACGAAGGCGTCGTCGCCCGCCTCCAACTGCAGGGCCACTACGCCACTCAGCAGCTCCTCAGCCGCATCGAACTCGGGCAGCGACGGGTCGACGTCGACGACCTCGTCGCGCTCGCCGCAGCGCTCGACACCACCCCCGCAGAACTGCTCACACCAGCCTCCACAAGGAAGTCCTCGTGAAGATCCTCCGCCGCATCCCGGCTGGCGAGCTCAGCCTCGGCGCCCTCTGGACCCTCGCCAGCGTCTGGAACTTCGCCTCCGGACAGGCATACATCGCGACCCTCATGCTCATCGCCGCTGCCCTCAACCTCCACTCCGGTGACCGCAAAGGCCGCCTCATCGCCGTCACCGCCGAACGCGACCGACTCCGCGAGCAGGCCACCGCGCCCCGCTGTGACTCCACCACCCGAGGCATCCTCAAGGGCGACAACCGGTTCTGGTTCTGCCGCCACCCCGTCCGGCACGAAGGCCTCCACGAAGCCGACGACGGCATGAAGTGGCTCAACCGCCAAGGAGACCCTGAGCAGCGCATCACCAACGCCATCCGCGCCGCCGAAACCTGGGAGCGGCACGTAAAGGCCGTGCTCGGCTCCGACGAGGCCGCCAACTGGACCACTATCAGCGGCGAGGTCGTCGACGTCCTCAACGGCCTGGAAACCCGGCTCCCCGACGGCACCACCATCCCCGCCGCGCAGGCACAGCCGTGATCGCCCGCACCTGGACCCTCGAAGAAGCCGCCATCGCGCGAGCCAACTGGGCCGCCGGCGGATGCCCGTGCTGCCCCGCCCCAGAGCTCGACAACTACGAAGGCATCGAACCCGCCGTCATCGGGGAGGGCGTCCAGATCTGCGCGCTATGTACCCGAGGACGCCACGACGACCCCGCCATCGCCGCAGTCCTGCTCGCCATGCTCGTCGACCCCCGCGTCCCGAAAGGCCCGCCCCGATGAACCTCTTCCGCCGCCGTCCCAAGTTGCCCGTCTTCGAGTTCAGCCACACCGTGCCGAACGGCTACGGGCAGGTCGTCATCCTCAACGACGCCCCCGACACCCTCGCCCGCTACAACGCTGAACGCGGCCGCGGCATCGTCCACACCCCCGAGTGGGACGCCGCCATGGCCGACCTCCAGCGCGAGCACGACCACGCCACCTACTGCGCCGACCGGTGGATGCACACCGCGGACGAAGCCACCGACTACGCGATCCAGGCCGCCGACGCCGAACAGCGCATCACCAACGCGCTCCGCGTGGCCGAAAGCTGGCGCGACGCCAGCAGAGCAGCCACCGATGCCACGCCGGAGGAGCAGCTCTCCAGCGCGCTCATCGCCATGGTCTGCAACGAGGTCACCGCCGCGCTCAACGGCCAGAAGGCCACCCTCGCCGACGCCACCACCATCCCCGCCACCCGGGAGCCGCAGCGATGACGACCCGCCGATGGATCACGGACCGCACGGTCTACACCCCGCCCAAGCCAGCCCCTGAAGTCCTCAGCGAGCTCGACATCGCCCTGGCGGCGATCCAGCGCGTCCGCGACCTCCACACGCCGGAGCAGCCCCCAGAAGGGCACGCCTGGATCGACACCGGCGACGCCCGCCCGAAGTGCGAAGGCTGCGACCAGGGCGACCCCTACCTCACCCCCGACTGGCCCTGCGCCACCATCCGCGCCCTCGACGACACCACCCCGACCGAACATGCTCCGCAGACGGTCGGCGGCCTCGATATCGCCCAGGCCGCCGTCGCCCGGGTCACCAAGCTCGCCCTCGACATGCGCACCTGGTGTAGCCCCCACGGCGTCGCCGTGCAGTACGCCGACGACATCGCGAAGGCGATCCTCGGCGAGGCCGGCCTGCTGCCGTTCGGTGAAGCCCTCAAGCGCCTCGAAGCCGAACACCGCCAGCGAAAGCACACCCCAGCGCCACTTGTGCCCCCGCTTTCCAACGGAGCGCCCGGCGACTACGACGGCTGACCGCGCCTCACCACAGCAGCGAGAGATCAACCCCACACCATCAGGAAGGCCACGTTGACGCACGCCGAACACCTCGCCGACTACGTCCGCCAGCTGCTGGACGAGGTCACCGTCCGCGTGGAATGGACCGAATACCGGAAGGGCGCCCACGGCCGCCGACCCGAGCAGCGCATCGTCACCCGCCGCGACCCCGGCCTGCTCCCGCAACTCGGCGCAACCACCGGCCGCAGCCGCCACGCCTGGCTCGTCGAGGACCTCCTGACGACCGTGCCCACCACCATCCCGGGCAAGCCGGCCCGCGTGATCCGCACGGGCCACAAGAGCACGACAACCACCCACCAGGCCGCCAGCTTCGCCGAAGTTGGGGCCGCCACCCCGTCCGGTAGCCCCGGCTGGGACGCCGACGGCGCGCTCTCCGCCACCCGAGGCGGCGGCTACGGATCCCGCGAACCCGTCACCCCCGCGCTCCTCCTGGCCGACCAGATCGCCTCCGAAGTCGCCCAGGTCTACACCCACCTCTACAGCCGGGTTTTCCAGCTCACCGTCGGCTCCGGCCGCGTCAGCGTCGGCGGCCGACTCCACCACATGGTCGCCCTCGTCGCCCAAACCGAAGACGACGACCTCGCCCGCTGGGCACTCGGCCGCGTCCGCACCTGGGTCGTCGCCGCGCGCACCCTGCTGGGCTACGACGCCCGCGTGATCGAGCTCGTCTCATGGTCGTGCCCGGAGTGCGGCGGCCGGCTGCGCACCCGCGCCGACGACGAGAGCCTCGTTTGGTGCGCCGGCCTCGGCTCCGTCATCGGCCCGCGCGAGCACATGGAAGACCCGATGCCCGTCAGCTACCCCGGGTGCGGGGCCACCTGGAGCAAACTCGGGTGGGTGGACCTCATGACCCGAGCAGGACGGAAGGCGGCCCAGTGAGCATCTGGAACACCTTCAAGACGTTCAGAGAACACGGCGTAGACAACCACCTCACCCTGTCCCACGGCTATGAGGGCAATCCGCTCCGCATCGGCGTCGACGAAGGGCCAGCCGAGGCGTACATCGAACTCACCCGCGAACAGGTGCGCGAACTCGCCGCAGACCTGAACGCATGGGCTGACGATGACGAGCAGCGCGTTGACGCACGATCCATGAGGAAGTCCGACGGGCTAATCGCCGGGGGCCGTGAGGGGTGGCGGCTATGAGCATCTGGGGAAACGTCGGCATCGGCGGCCCGGACATCCTGGCAGCGCACGACGGGCTGGAAGATGACCTGCCGACCGTCCGGCTCGGCATCGCCACCAGCGGAATGGATGAACACATCCGGCTGGCCGTGGACGACGACAGCATCGTGAACGTGCGCCTGCTGCTGTCCCACGAAGCCGCCGCGCTCCTGCGCGACCGGCTCACCGAGGCGCTCGCGGGCGAGCTCAAGCGCGAAAGGACCACGCCATGACGGACCGTCAGCCCGACTTCTACGGTGACCTCAACAGGGCCTTTGCGGAGATCGGCAAGGCCTTCCAGCCCGTCGTCGAGTCCTTAGGTCGGGCCTTCCACCAGATCGTCAACGCCCCCGGCATGCCCGAACTCCTCGAATGGGCCAACTCGCCCGAGGGGAAGGCGTGGATCGCGGCGATGGAGCGCGGCGAGATCGAGCGCTCCAAGCCGTGCCACTGCCTCTGCGGGTTTTACGACCATCTCGGGATCTGCGAAGGCGACGCCGTCGGAACCCTGCCGTTCGATTCGCCGCCCGGCGTCCGGGTCGACGTCGCGATGTGCCGCCCGTGCATGGAGTCGGCGATCGCTCACTTCGCCGGAGGACGTCGTGGCTGAAGAGCCAGAACCGCTGAAAGGCATCTCCGAGAGCCTCGCCCGACTGAGTCATGTCCTCGAAGCTCAAGCCGCCATGAACTGGGCCTACCGAGGCAACCTGGAACGGCTACAGATCACGCTTGCGCGGATGACCCCCGAGCAGCTGCGCGAGCTGTCGACCGCCGCCGCGATGCTCAGCTCCGCCGCAGACGACGTCCTCGCCGAGAAAGGCAGAATGACCCCATGAGCCAGCTCCGCCGCACCGCCGACCCCATCCCGCCCGGTCAGGCCCGGGTGCTGCTCAACGTCGGCGACGACTCCGAACTCGTCACCTCGCGCCACCCCGCCACCGCGCCCCTACGCGTTCCCTCGGCTCGTATCGCCCAGCAGGCCGGGCTGCCGACAGGGGAACTGCCCGGCCGGACCTTCGCCGTCCACATGATCGGCGAGAACGACGCCGACGGCTTCACTCTCCTGAACGATCCTCGTCAGTAGCCTTCCGGGGCCGGCCGCCCTTCGTGTTCCGCGTCGGCGCGTAGGCCACTATGGCGGCCCGCGCCCAGAGCTTCCCGGCCGCCAGGTCGTATACCGGCGCGGGGAACGCCCCGTCCGTCTCAGCGATTTTCGCCGCGCGGGCCCGGGAGACTCCGAGGATCTCGCCGACCTCGGCCATGCCCACCACGTCGGGAGCTGGCGGGCTGGCCGGGGCGAGCTCGTACAGGGCCATGAGCAATGCGTCGCTGTAGGGCCGGTCGGGCTGCTCGGCGGTCGCGGTGAGCGTGGTGTCGTGCAGTTTCCCGAGGTCGATCCCCAGGAGTCGGCCGATGGTGGTCGCGGCGGTGATCAGCTGCTCATCTCGGTTCGCTTCCATGGATTGAGCATGTCAGAACTATTGCGAAGCTGCAATAGATAGTGCCATAATAGAGAAGTCGGCAGGGAGGTCAGAGCCCCGGACGACAAGCAGATTCACAACTCAACAGAGGAGAGACATGAGCGACCCGCTCGACCACTTCGGGGAACTCCTGCTGGGGGCCTACGTGCTCATCAGCAAGACCCTCGGGTGGCTGCCCCTGGCAATCGAGCTCCCCCCGGTCGGCAACGACTGGACCGGAGAACAGGGCGCACAGGCCATCGACAGGGCCCGGATCGCAGTCCGAGACCTTCCCCTCGACGAGACCACCAGCAGCCTGCTGGTGAGGCTCCTCCTGGAATGGCTCGACGGCTACACCATCTGGGAACACGCGATGGACCGCCGCGAAACGCTCACCGCGAGCGCCTGGCAGTACGAATCGATCGCCTACACGCTGGTGCGAATCGAATCCCTCCACCAGGTCCTCGCCCCTCGGCTCCGCCCCGAAACGGACTGAGCCACCCCGCCCCCGCCAGCCAGGCGGGGGCGACCCCTCTCTCCTCACGAGCTGCTGAAGACGCAAAACGGGACCGGCGAGTGGCGCTATGCGCCAAGGTCAGAGCCTCGCCGGTCCCACAGATTCACACCCCAACAGGTGCCATCCCAGTCTAGGCGGCCCCCGTCCCAGGGCGGGTACGGACGCATACTGAACCCATGGCCTACGACCCCCACACACCCCATCTGATCGGCCTCGTAGAGGCCATGGCCTGGACCGGCCGTCCGGCCGGAACCCTGCACCGATGGGCCTCCGAGGGACGCATCACCCGGCATGGCTCCGGGCGCACCAGCCAGTGGGATTGGCATGAGCTCCCGTGCGCAGGCTCCGGCATCGTCCCGCCACGCCGGGCCGGCCAGGCGGCTTGACGCTCTGACCAGCGGCGAAGCATAATCTGCAGCAAGTCCCCGTGTGTCCATTCCACGGGGTTGCTCTGTTTCTGGGGTACCCCCGCCCCCCACCCACGGTTACATTCCGCTAGATCTCACGCTGTGTGATTGATCGTGGATTGCAGCGATCTCACGGGGTGTGATCGGCTCAAGATCGCCAACGCTTCCGGAGCGACGGACGCGAGCCGCCTGTACGCCGCCCCGGAGAGTAATCAAGGCTCTGACCTGCACAAATACATCTGCGCAGGTCGGGGGCGGGTCAAAAGTTCGGGACCTGGCCTACGGGGACCCCGCGAGCAGCTCGCTTTTTTTCTGTACGGGTCTGGAGTGACGGAGCGTAGTCAGTCACAGATTGTGACCAGTTACGCTATGTGATGGGCGGGCGGCCGTGGTCCAGATGCCGAAGATCTGCCCAGGGTGCCGCCAACGGGTGACGGGCACCTGCCCGAGGTGCTCTCCGGCGACTTCGCGGGGCCCGCGTCCATCGCGTCGCCCAGGATACGGCAGGCAGGAACGGAACCGCAGGGCCGACACGGTACGGGTGCACGTCGAGCAGTTCGGGGCGGTGTGTCCGGGCTGGGAGCGGCCGTCGCATCCTGCCGACGACCTGACTGCCGACCACATCCTGCCGCCGGGGCGCGGGGGAGCGGAGAACGGCCCGCTGCGGGTGCTGTGCAGGACCTGCAATTCGGCCCGGCGAGCCGAGCTCGACGCGCCGAACGTGCCCGGCCTGGTGGTGACGCTGGTGGCCGGCCCGCCGTGCGCCGGGAAGTCGGCGTACGTCCGGGCGAATGCGCTGCCGTCCGACCTGGTCGTCGACTATGACGCGCTTGCCCAGGCGCTGCAGGTGCCCGGCCGGGAGCTCTATCAGCACCTCGCCTCGCACCGGCCGATCGTGACCGAGGCCCGGGACGCGGTGCTCGACCGGCTTGTGCTCGGCAACCACGACGTGAAGCGGGTGTGGGTGCTCGCGACGGCCGCCACGAAGGCCGACCGGGACCGCTATCGGCGTCGGTACGCGGCCCGGGTGGTCATGGTCCTGGCCCCTGAGGAGGTGTGTCTGCGGCGGGCGATGGGGGAGCGGCCGGAGGCGTGGTGGGGATATGTGCGGTCCTGGTTCGCGGCCTACGAGCCGGATGAGCGTGACGAGGTCGTGAAGAGCGGGGGGTGAGGCCGGTGGCCGGTCGTGGCCCGGCGCCGAAGGACCCGTCGAAGCGCCAGAGGCGCAACGCGCCGGCACCGCTCGAGGTCGTGCAAGAGGTCCAGGTCGAGGTGAACGTTCAGCCACCTCATCCTCCGGCACCCAGCTACCTGCTCAAGGTCACCAAGGACCGGTGGGTGGCGTACTGGGCGACGCCCGTGGCCAGGCTCGTCGACGCCGTCTCCGACCTGCCCGCCCTGGAGCGCCTGTTCTGGCTTTACGACGACCTGGAGCGGTCGCGGCGATCGGTCGCCTCCACGGGCCACATGGTCGAGGGCAGCCAGGGCCAGAAGGTCATGAACCCGCTCCTGCGGCACATGCAGACGCAGAGCGCCGAGATCCGCCAGCTTGAGGATCGGTTCGGGCTGTCCCCGCGGGCCCGGCTGTCGCTCAACGTGACCCTCGGTGAGGCCGCCAAGTCGCTCGCCGATCTCAACGCGCCGTTTCTGAACTCCGGGGGTGACGACGATGACCCGAGAGGCGATCTCGACGTCGTCGAGGGGTACGTCGTCGACGACGTGGGCTGACCGGTGAGCCTGGCCGTCGCCTGCCGTCCGCTGTCGGCGCCGAAGTCTCTCGGGTGGCCATCGCACGGCCGGATCGTGTGCGCGTGGATCGAGCGCCACTGCGTGTACGGCGAGGGTGACTACTTCGGCCAGCCGGTGAAGCTCCAGCGGTGGCAGAAGCAGATCCTTTACTGGCTGTACGAGTACAACCCGATCACCGGGGAGCGGCGGTTCCGCGAGGCCCTGATCGAGGTGCCCAAGGGGCAGGGGAAGACGCCCCTGAACGGCTGGATTCAGCTGTTCGAGCTCCTTGGCCCGCCGCTGTTCGGGCCGAAGGGGTCGCCGCTGATCCCGGTGGCGGCCGCCAGCTTCGAACAGGCTGACCTGCTGTTCGGCGACATGAAGCACGCGTGCCGGGAGTCGCCGACGTTGCGGCATCACGTCGACGCTTACGACACCGAGATCGTGGTGCGTAACGGTCCGGGCCGGTCGTACCGGGTCGCTGCGGTGGCCGGCACCAACGACGGTCAGCGGCCTTCGTCGCTGGGCGCCGACGAGCTGCACGAGTGGCTGGGCCCGAAGGAGCGCGTCCACCTGGTGCTCGTGAACGGCATGTCCAAGCGGGCCAACAGCATCGCGGTGAACACGACGACGCCCGGGTCGAACTTGGACACGATGGCCGGCCGGAAGCATCTGTACGGCTACCGCGTGAACGCCGGCGAGGTGGACGACCCCCGGTTCATGTTTGTCCACTACGGCGCGGCCGACGTGTACGACCTGACGGACCCCGAGCAGTTGCTCCAGGCGGTGCTCGCCGCGAACCCGGCGGCCGGGACGTTCCTGCGGACAGACGATGTGGTCGCGCGGTTCTACCAGATCCCGGAGTTCGAGTTCCGCCGCTACCACCTGGGCCAGTGGACGCGCGCCGACGAATCGTGGCTCCCGCCGGGAGCTTGGGAGGCGTGCCAGGGCGACGGGCCGGTGGCGCTGCGGCCGGACCTCCCGGCGCATGCCGCGGTGGATATGGCGCTCAAGCACGACAGCGTGGCGGTCGTGGTGTCGCAGGTCCAGCCTGACGGCCGCGTGGCCGTCGTCTCGAAGGTCTGGGAGCCCTCCGGGGACACCATCGACACTCACGCGGTCGAGAACCATCTCCGCCAGCTGCACCGCGAGCTGAACCTGCTGACCGTCGCCTACGACCCGGCCTACTTTCAGAGGTCGGCGGAGGTGCTGCTCGACGAAGGCCTTCCGATGGCGGAGTTCTCGCAGGGCGCCGCGTCGATGGTGCCGGCCTGCCAGGACGCCTACCGGCTCATCTGCGAGGGCCTGGTCCTGCACGGCGGCGACCCCACGCTCACCGACCACGTGCTCAGCGCGGCGGTGCGAGAGACCGACTCGGGCTGGCGGCTGAGCAAGGGCCGTAGCAAGCGGAAGATCGACGCCTGCATCGCGATGGTCATGGCCCTGTTCCTGTCCCAAGTGCCCGTCCTGGTCGAAGAGGGCCCGAATCTGTGGTGAGGAGGCCCGGGTGCTGATCCTTGCGGAGATCGGGTTCGTGCTGATGGCACTGGTCGGCGTGGCGCTGTGGAGTGTCCCGGCAGCGCTGATCATCGGTGGCGTGCTGGGCGTGGTCGCCATGGAGCGGGCGTCGGCAGCCCGGCCGCGCGCGGTCGCCACGGTGACCGATCTGGACAGCCGGAGGGCCGCGTGAGCCTGTTCGGCCTGTTCGAGCGCCGCAGCAACCCGGAGAACCCGTCGGTTCCGCTGACCTCCTCCAGCCTGTTGGAGTGGCTCGGAGGGATGACGACGAGCTCGGGCAAGCAGGTGTCGGAGAAGGGCGCGCTCGCCATGAGCGCGGTCTACCGGTGCGTAGGCCTGGTGGCCGGCGTCAGCAGCAGCGTGCCCCTGCACACCTACCAGTACGGCACCCACGACCGGGTCACGTCGCGCCTGCTGAACGATCCCCACCCGGAGCTCACCGCGCTGGAAGTCTGGCGGCTCGCCTACACTCACCGCGCGATGTGGGGCAACGCCTACCTGCAGAAGGTGCGCAACGGGGCCGGCCAGGTCCGTGAGCTCTGGCCCGTCACGCCCGATCGGGCGATCGTCGACCGGGAGAAGCCCTCCGACGCCAACCCATCGGGGAAGTACTTCTACGTCACCGACGACTGGGGCGTGACCCACCGGCTGACGCCCTACGAGATCCTTCACCTGCCCAGCTGGGGATACGACGGCCTGATGGGGCTGAGCCCGATCGCCGCGGCGCGGAACGCGATCGGCCTGGGCCTGTCCGCTGAGGAGTACGGCGCCAAACTGTTCGCCTCGGGCAACATGATGGGCGGCATCCTGTCCACCGAGCAGCGGCTCAACAAGGAGCAGGCAGACACGCTGAAGGCCCGGTGGAAGGCCCGCGTCGGCAGCGGTCTGGACAACGCGCACGACGTGGCCGTGCTCGACTCCGGCGCGTCCTTCACCCCGGTCACGATGCCCGCGCGGGACTCCCAGTTCCTGGAGTCGAGGACGTTCTCGGTCGAGGAGATCGGCCGCTGGTTCGGCGTCCCGCACTTCCTGCTCGGTCTGACGGCGAAGAGCACGAGCTGGGGCACCGGCCTGGAGCAGCAGGCCATCGGATGGGTGAAGTTCGATCTCCACCCGACGTGGCTGGCGCTCACCGAGGCCCGGGTCACCAAGGAACTCACCGGCGCCACGGTCCAGGCCCGCTACAAGCTCGAGGGCCTGCTCCGGGGCGACTCCCAGGCTCGCGCCGACTTCTACCGGGTCATGCGCGACGTCGGTGCCTTCTCGGCGAACGACATCCGCGAGCTCGAGGACCTGGGGCCGGTCGAGGGTGGCGACATGCGGCTGCAGCCGCTCAACTACACCCCCCTTGGGTCGGACCCATACGACGACAAGCCCGCCCCGTCTGGCCAGGGCGGCCAGGACAACGACGAAGACGAGGACTGAGATGCCCACCGTGACGCTTGAGGAGCGGCGCAGCCTCGCGCTGGCCGCGACCGGTGCCGAGATCCGGGCCGACGGCGAGGGCGTTGAGCGCTTCCGAGGCCTGGCTTCGCCGTTCAACGTGCGTGCGCCGATCGGGAACCCGAAGACGTGGGGGTTCTACGAGGAGTTCTCCTTCGGGGCCTACACGAAGACCCTTGCTGAGGGCGATCAGCGCATGCTGATCGACCACGCCTCCTACTACGTGGTGTCGCGGGTCTCGGCCGGGAGCCTCAACCTGGCGCAGGCGGCCCGAGGCTTGGACGTCGACTCCGCGATGGACAACGAGCTCTCCTACGTGCGTGACCTGAAGGCGAACCTCAGGAACGGCAACATCACCGGGATGAGCATCGGCTTCTACGTGGTCAAGGACCAGTGGTCGCTGATCGAGGTAGAAGAGCTCGGAGATGACGGCAAGATTCGCGTCTTCGAGGCGGAGCTCAGGACCGTGCTGGAGGCCCGCCTCCTGGAGGTCTCCGCTGTCACCTTCCCGGCCTTCGTCGACACGGAGGCCGAACTCAAGAGCGTGTCGCACGCGCTGGTCATGCGCGGCGACGTCGGCGCGGTCGAACGCCGCGCTGTCCACCGTCCCGAACTTCGGGACCTGCTGCAGGTCATCGGTCGCGAGCCGGGTGAGACCACTCGCGATGCCGTGCCCTCCGAGCCGGGAGAGACCACTCGGAAGGGCGTCGACGAGATCGACCTGGCCATGCGGGGGCTGTCCGCCCGCTACGGGCTGAAGCTGCCCGCCTGACCCACCGATCCACGCACCCGCCGGCCAGCTGCCGCGCGGGTCGTCGTCATGCCCAAGGAGGCACACGTGAGCACGGTCGCTCTACAGCGGCTCATCGACGAGCAGAACACCATCTGGAACCGGATGCAGGAGCTGCGCCGGGGCATGGATGACCGCGACCTGACCGCCGAGGAGCGGCAGAACTGGGACGAGGCCGAGGCCCGTCTCACCGTGGTCTCCAGCGACATCGAGCGGCTCCAGCGCGCCGCCCAGCTCGACACCGTCGACCGGTCACAGGTCATCGTCGCCGGCGGCGGCCAGGACGGCGACCAGCGCGGCAACGACGCTGACCGGCAGGAGCGCTACTCCGAGGCGTTCTACGGCTTCATCCGGCGCGGCCTGGACCGCCTCACCCCCGAGCAGCGGGAGCTCCTCGCCGCGAACTTCGGTGAGGTCCGCGCTCAGGGCGTCGGCGTCGACTCCGCGGGCGGCTACCTGGTCCCCGAGGGCTTCCGGAACAAGATGACGGAGACCCTCGTCGCGTTCGGCGGCCTGATGGGCCAGGTCTCCGAGATCGTGACCGGCACCGGCAACGACCTGCCGTGGCCGACCAACGACGACACCGCCAACATCGGCGCCATCCTGGGCGAGAACACCCAGATCAGCGAGCAGGACCTGACGATCGGCCAGCGCAAGCTGGGCGCGCACATTTACACCAGCAAGCTGGTGCGGGTGAGCCTGGCCCTGCTCCAGGACAACCAGTTCAACCTGGAAGCCTGGCTCCCGACGAAGCTGGGCACCCGCATCGGCCGCGCGGTCGCCGCGCACCTGTGCACCGGCACCGGCGTCGGCCAGCCGGAGGGCATCACGGTCGGCGGCACGGTCGGCAAGACCGGCGCCGTGTCGGCGACGGCGGTCATCACCTACGACGACACGATCGACCTGGAGCACTCGGTCAACTCGGCCTACCGCGAGGGCGGCAACGCCAAGTACGTGTTCGCCGACTCCATGCTGAAGCTGCTGCGGAAGCTGAAGGACGGGGAGGGGCGCCCGATCTGGGTCCCGGTGCCGACCGCTGGGTTCCCGGCGACGATCAACGGCTGGTCCTACACCGTCGACGACGGCATGCCCGCGCCGGCCCCGGGCGCGAAGTCGATCGCGTTCGGTGACTTCCGGCAGGGCTACGTGGCCCGCCGCGTGCTGGACGTCCAGCTGCAGATTCTGCGAGAGCGCTACGCCGACTACCTGCAGGTCGGCTTCCACGGTTTCGCCCGCCTCGACGGCCGCGTCGACGACGCCGCCGCGTTCCGCCTGTTCCAGCACGGCGCCGCGTCGTAACCCCTCTGATCGTCTCGCCCGGCGGCTGGTGGGCCGCCGGGCTTCTGGAAGGACTGAAGCGTGTCTCGAGACGCGTACAACAACCTGCTGGTCAAGCAGACCCTCATCCCCGCCGTGCGCAACGCCAGCGCCAACGGCACCGCGGTGGACCGCAACGAGGACGGCTGTGGCTTCCAGTCCGCCCTCGTGGTCGTCAACGCGGGCACCGTCACCGACGGCACCCACACCATCGAGGTCCAGGACTCCGACGACGGCACCAACTTCACCGCCGTCGCCGACGCCTACCTCCAGGGCGCAGAGCCGGCCATCGTCGCGGCCGACGACAACAAGGTTTTCGAGATCGGCTACCTCGGCCTCAGGCGCTACCTGCGGGTCGTGCTCACCGTCTCCGGTTCCCCGGCGACCGGCGCCGCCCTGGGCGCGTTCGTCGTCCTGGCCGAACCCAGCGTCGCGCCCGTGGTGAGGAACTGACGTGGCGACGCTTAAGGTCAAGATCCGCACGCCCGTCTCGGGGGACGGCGTCAACTACGGCGGCGGCGAGGTCGTCGACATGCCCGAAGGCCAGGCGCGGTCGTGGGTCGAGCACGGGATGGCGGAGCTCGTGGAGGACTCCGCCCCGCCCGCCGGTGCCGAGACGCCGGAAGACCAGCCGAAGCCGGAGACTCCGGAGGGCTCGGGCCCCGAGGTCCCCGAGGCGGATGAGCCCGAGACGCCGGAGCAGCCCAAGCGGCGCACCCGCGCGGCGGCGAAGAAGGAGGGCTGAGATGCCGACTCGTATCAACACGGCCGCCCGGAACGCGGCGGCGGACGCCATCGCCGACCTGCTGAACGGCGGCGTGATCCGTATCTACTCCGGCGGCCAGCCCGCGACACCGGCGACGTCCGCCAGCGGCACGCTGCTGGCGGAGTTCACGCTGTCCAACCCCGCGTTCGCCGATGCGGTCAACGGCGTCGCGGCGCTGGACGTGACTCCTGCGCTGACCGACACGGGCATCGCTGACGGTACGGCGGGCTGGGTTCGCATGCTGACCTCGGCGGAGGCCGGCAGCACGGGACTGGGCGTGATCGACGGCGCGGTCACGGCGACCGGCGGCGGGGGGACGCTCACGCTCAACACCACGACCATCAGTACCGGGGTGAACGTTGAGGTGACCTCCGGCAACATCACCGTGCCCGCGTCCTAAGCCGGGGGTGACCGATGTCCGCTCTGTCGAACAACTTCGAGGGCGGGCCCAGCAGCGGCACCACGGTCAGCACGGGCAACTCCGGCGGTGCCAGCGGAAACGCCTGGAACACGCTCGTCATCGACAGCGGAGCCTCGTTCGCCTACAGCAACGCCCAGGCGGCACACGGCACTCTGTCCGCCCTGGTGTCGACGGTCGCCTCAGGCAGCTCCTACGCGGCGTGGACGTCCGGCATTCCGGGCACGTCGGCGACGCTGTGGGGCCGCGGGTACTTCCGTTTCTCAGCGAATCCGTCGTCGGCGATCATCCTGCTGCGCATCCTGACCGGCGCGAATGGCGTTGTCGGCAGCATCCGCCTCAACACAGCCGGAACGGTGTCGATCCTGAACTCGATCGGCAACGCCGTCGCGACGTCCACGAACACGATTCCGACGGGCGCCTGGTGGCGGGCCGAGCTCATGGTCACCTCCAGCACGACAACCGGCGTGATCACGGCCCGGCTCTACCTGTCGTCACCGGACGGGACGACGGCGACCGAGACGCTCTCGGTGTCCAACACCAACATGGGCAGCGCCAACCCGGCTCGTTTGCGGGTTGGGGTCGTGACGAACACGGCCAGCATCAGTGGGTTCCACATCGACGAGGTAGCGCTCAGCGATGTCGACTGGATAGGCCCTGCCGGTGGCGGCGGGAGCGTCGCTGGCGTGCTCGACGTCGCTCTGCCCGCAGTCACCATGGAAGCGGCAGGGACGGTCACGGTCGCGGGCGTCGCCGACGTCGCGCTTCCGGCAGTTCAGGTCGCGGCCGCTGGCGACGTCGAGGAGACAGAGCCCGACGTCGTCGAGGCGGTCCTCGACGCGGTTCTTCCAGCAGTGGTCGTGGACGCTGCTGGAGAGGTCTCCGTCGATGGGGAGCTGGCGGCTACGCTCCCGGCGGTCACGGTTGAGGCGGCCGGTGCGGTCGCGGTTGAGGCCGTCGTGGACGCGCTGTTGCCCGCCGTGCAGGTCGAGGCCGTCGGCACCGTTGCCGTCGGCGGTGAACTCGGCGTGGCTCTTCCTGCCGTGCAGGTCGACGTTGTGGCCGCGGTTGAGGTCGACGGTGTTGTCTCGGCCGAGCTGCCGGCGGTCGTGGTCGAGGTCGTCGGTGAAGTCGAGATTGAAGGCGTCGCGGGCGTTCTGGCCGTAGCCCTGCCGGCCGTGGTCGTTGAGGCGGCCGGGGCCTTGGGCGTTGCCGGTGACCTCGACGGGGTCCTCCCGGCGGTCGTTGTCGACGCGGCCGGCGCGGTCACTGCGCTGGCCGTGGTTGATGCGGCTCTTCCCGCAGTGGTGGTCGAGGTCTCTGGGGCTGTTTCGGCCGTCGGGACGATCGACGCCAGCCTGCCTGCGGTGGTGGTGGACGCCGCCAGCAAGGTGGCGGTCGCAGGTGAGCTGTCCGCCGTTCTTCCTGCTGTTTCGGTCGGGGTGGCTGGCGAGGTCTCCGTCGATGCGGTCGTCGATGCGGCGCTTCCGGTTGTCGTCGTCGCCGCGGCGGGAGTGGTTGGCGGGGGCGTCGTGGGGGCGCTCGACGTCCAGCTGCCCGCCGTTCAGGTGGTCGCTGCGGGCCAGGTCGTCGTGTCGGGCGCGGCCGACGTCCTGCTCCCGGCCGTTCAGGTCGGGGTGGCGGGCAGTGTCCAGGGCGAGCCTGTTGAGGGTGCTCTCGACCTGGTGCTGCCCGCCGTGCAGGTCGCCGCTGCCGGTTCGGTCACGGTGGCCGGTTCGGTGGATGCGCTGCTGCCGGCTGTGCAGGTCGCTGCGGAGGCTGAGGCGATCGTGGCGGGCGCGCTGGGGGCGTTGCTTCCGGCGGTGGTGGTCGAGGCATCGGGCGGGGTCGCCGTCCGGGGCGAGCTCGACGCCGCCCTCCCTGCGGTCGTGGTGTCCGTGACCGCGCTGCATGACGTCACCGGTGTGTTGGCCGCCTCGCTCCCGGCTGTGCAGGTGTCGGTGGCCGGGGTGATCGCGGCGTCGGGGATCGGTCAGGTGGGCCGTCTGCGGTCGGCCGCTGCGGCTGCTGCTGGTCTGGCGTCGGCTGCCGAGCCGCTGGCGAAACTTCGTGGGGGTGTCGAGTGAGCACGACGGGCTACACGTCGGGAGACCCGACGAAGGTGTCGGCCGACGCTGTCGGCCAGCCGGGCGGCCCGGCCGGCCCGCTCGACGAGGACGGGCTGATCCCGGCCGAGCAGATCCCCGGCGGCGGTGGCGGGCCGGGCGGCGCGGTGGCCAGCGTCAACGGGCAGTCCGGCGTCGTCGTCCTGGACGCCGGAGACGTCGGGGCCGATGCGGTCGGTACGGCCGCCAACGAGATCACCGACCACGAGGGCGACGACGACCCACACGAGGATCGCGCCCACGCCAGCGGGCTCGTCAGCGCGCTCGAGGTTGCCCTGCGGGCCGACCTGCTGGCCAAGACCGGCGGCACGGTGACCGGCCCCATCACCCTGCAGGCGCTGCTCACTCTGGCCCGGCTGACGATGACCAGCCCGAATGACCTGACCACGCTGATCACCTTGGTCGCCCCGTCCGCTGCGTCGACGGACCCGGACGACTCTGCGAACCTCCTGGAGGTCCTCCAGGATTCACAGCCGACATGGTGGCTCAACGAGAACGGCAACCCCAGGGCCAGAGCCGCGAAGACGACGGAGGCCGCCGAGAGGCTGTACGGGCTGAGCGGCCAGGCCGCTGACATCTTCCAGGTCCTGCGGACTCGCGCCGATCCGACGGTGCTCGTTGCTGCGAAGCCGAACGGCAACTTGGAGATCCTCGGGAACCTCGTGGCGGCGAACCACGCCAACTCGGCATGGACCCTGCTGACGTCGAACGACCCGGACTACACGGCCGTCGACGGCGACCACGCGGAATGGCAGCCCGCTGTGCGCCTGGTCGGCGCGGCCGGGGAGACGGTCGAAATGCGCGGCCGATTCACTGTCGCGACCACCGTCCTCAACGACGTCATGACCATCCTGCCCAGCCAGTTCCGGCCATCGAAGACGGTCAGGGTGTCATTCGCGAACGGTCAGAGCACCGCTATCCACGGCCTCATCAATCCGTCCGGACAGGTCACGATCGGCCGCGCGACGGCGGCCACGTTCCTCTCCTTGGACGGGATCAACTTCTCGCGGATCTAGGAGCCCGGATGATCGTCGCCCAGGGCCAGACCGGCACGCTGCTCGCCTCGTGGCTGGAGTACCCCGGCGGGCCCGCCGTCGACGTCACCGGCATCACCATCACGATCACCCCACTGCCGAGCGGGAGCCCCGTCGTGGGGCCGACGTCGGCCGGGGTCAGCCACCCGGCGACCGGCATCTACACCTACTCCTGGGCAGTCCCGGCCGACCTCGAGGTGGGCACCTACCTCGCGGTGTGGAACGCCGTCGACGTCGGCGGCGGCGCCGTACAGGCCAGCGAGATCGTCACAGTCACCGGCGCGGGCGGCCCTGGCGGGTTCCCGCCCAAGCGGCTGACGACGAAGGTGACGACCGCCTCCGGGTTGGTGGACCCGATCACGATCCAGGTCACCGTCTACCAGCCGGACGGCACCAGCGCGGGCCCGTTCACTGGGGTGCGCGACGCGCAGGGCCTCTACTACTACGACTTCGTGCCGAGCATGGCCGGTCGGCACATCGCCCGCTGGGTCACCACCGCGCCGGACGCCGCCGACGAGGAACCCTTCGACGTCCCGCCCCCGTGGGGCGAGGCCGGGATCATCAGCCTCACCCAGGCCAAGAGCACCCTCAACATCGACCTCGACGACCACCAGGACGATGACGAGATCACGGGCTTCATCCAGGCGATGACGGGCCCGATCGAGCGCATCGTCGGCGCCACCGTCCGCCATACCCATCGGGAGAAAGTCGACGGCGGCCACGCCATCGCGCTCAACCACACCCCGGTCATGTCCATCGTCTCGATCACCGCGATCCGGACGGGCGTCACCGCGCCGGCCCTCGACGCCCTCGACGTCGACGGGCCGACCGGCATCATCGAACGCCTCGACGGCGGCCGCATCTACGGCCCGCTGCGGATCGAGTATGTCGCCGGCCGATCCGTGATCGAGGCCTACATCACCCTGGCCGCGAACCTGATCCTGCAGCACATGTGGGAGACCCAGCGCGGGTCCCAGGGCGTGGTGCGTCGCGGCGGTCAGGACGAGATCTGGGACCCGCGGTTCGGGTTCAGCATCCCTCGCCGGGCCCACGAGCTGCTCGGCGACCAACCTCCTGGAGTGGCCTGATGGCCGAGGTTTCCCGCGCGCCGGCCATTGTCGACGCGCTCGTCGCGCTCGCCGAGGGCCTGGCCCTGGACGACTGCGTCGTCTACGACGGCCCGAGCCTGGACAGCGCCACTCGTCAGCGGGTGATCTGCGTCGGCTGGGACGGCGGCGACAGCGACAGCGAGTCGCAGGCGATCGAGTCCACGTCGGATTGGGCGGGGATCGGCATCCGGGCCCGGGACGAGCAGCTCGTCATCACCGGCGCGGTCATCGCCTGGGAGGGCGCCGGGACGGTCAAGACGGTCCGGGACGAGGCATACGCGATGGCCGGCGCGCTGGAGCTCGCCCTGCGAGCCGATCCGTCGCTGGGCTTCCCGTCGCCGACGGTGGCGGCGTTTCGCACCGTCGGCCTGTTCCAGGCGCAGGACAAGCAGGGTCCGCTGGCGCGGCTGGTGTGGCAGATCGCCGTGAGTACTCGCATCTGAGAAGGGGGCCCGCGTGGCCAAGTTCAAGAACGTCTCCGGCGTCGACGTCCACGTGGGGCGTGCCGACGGCCGGATCGTGAAGTCCGGAGAGTTTTTCGAGGTCGCGGGCGAGCGGGTCGAGGTCGAGGGCGTCGACGACGCCGTCGTGATCAAGACTCCAGACGGCGATCTGCGGTCGTGGCCGACGGCCACGTGGGAGTACGTGCCCGACGTGGTGCCGACGCCTTCGCGGGCGGCGCGTAACAGCGAGGAGAGCTAACGATGGCGACCGGATCGGGCCTTGACGCCCAGCTGGGGTTCGCGCAGGAGTCGGTGGTCGGCACCGGCGTCACTGTGACCAAGTTCGCGGAGTTCAACTCGGAATCCCTGTCTCTCGACGTCGGCTACCTGGAGCCCGCCGGACTGCGGGTCGGCCGGTACCACAAGCGCGCCTCGCGGGTGAAGCAGTCGCGGCGGAGCGTGTCGGGCGACATCGAGTTCGAGGTCGCGACGCGCGGCCTCGGCATGCTCTTCAAGCACATGCTCGGGTCGAACGCGACGGCCACGCAGATCGGTTCGACGACGGCGTACCGGCAGATCCACACCCCGCAGGGCAAGGTAGGCAAGAGCCTGACCATCCAGGTCGGCCGCCCGGAGCCCGGCTCGGGCCTGGTCAAGCCCTTCACGTACCGGGGCTGCAAGATCACGTCGTGGGAGCTCAAGCTCACCGACAACGGCATCATGACCCTCAACGTGTCGGTGAACGGCTGGGACGAGACGACGGCCACGGCGCTCGCGGCGGCCAGCTACACGGCCAACGCCGGGGTCTGGTCGTTCCCGCAGGCGACCTTCAAGATCGGCGGCACCCCGTCAACGTCGAGCGGTCTGCTCAGCGTCGCCGGCGGCACGGCCGTGGCGACGGTCGTCAAGGAGATCTCGATCAAGTGCGAGTACCCGATGGCGACGGAGCGATACGGGATCGGCAACGCGGGGATCAAGCGGGAGCCGCTGGAGAACTCGTGGCCGACGATCACCGGTTCACTGTCGGCCGAGTTCAGCCAGGCAGAGCTGTACGACGTCTACACCGCTGGCGACTACACACCGATCGAGTTGTCGCTGGTGGGTGACGAGATCGGCGAGTCGGGCGAGAACGACACGTTCTCCGTGATCATGCCCGCCGTGATTCTCAAGAGCGCCGCGCCGACGGTCTCCGGTCCGGACATCGTCCAGATGACCACCGGCTACGAGGCGTACGACAACGAGGTGGACGCGCCGATCCAGCTGATGACGATCAGCGCCGACACCGCGCTGTAGCCATGCCCGAGGTGCGCGTGGTCGGCGCCGAGAAGCTCGGCGAACTGGCCAAACGCCTCAAGGACGTGGAGCGGGAGCGCAAGCTTCCGCGCAAGTTGAGCACGGGCATTCGGAACGCGGCCAAGCCGGTCGTCGCCCACGTTCAGCAGGAGATCCGGACCCTGCCCGTGAAGGGCACTCGAGGAGGCGGCGCACGGCGGCGGGAGACCTACGCCTACCGCCGGTCGTCCGCCCGGGCGCTCGACCGCGCCGAAGACAAGGACCTCGGTTCGGATGAGCTGAACCAGGTGCTCGATCGGCATCGCCGCCGTGCCCGGCAACGGTCGGGGCTGCGGGACACGATCGCCCGCAGCATCAAGACCGAGATCAAGACCGGCCCCAAGTCGGCCGCCGTGCGCATCGTCGTCGACGAGAAGCAGCTCCCGCCCGACCAGCGGAAATTGCCGCGCTACCTGGACAGCACAAAGGGCTGGCGGAAGCCCACCTTCGGACGTGACCCGTGGACTGTCCAGAAGGGCCGGCCATGGTTCGCCTCCACCATCCGCAAGCACGCCGCCGAGCTGCGGACACAAATCCTGAAGGTGATGGACGACATCGCCGACGAAATCGAGAGAGGACTCTGAATGGCGCGCATCACCATCGGCGACCAAGTCGCCGAGGTCAACCTCGGACGCCTGCCGCTCCACCAGGGCATCGCCCTGCAGAAGGCGACCAAGATGCGGTCCAACGAGTTGGGCACCGCGATGCAGCAGGGTGACCTGGAAGCCGTCGCCGCGCTCGCCTGGCTGGTCCTCAAGTTCTACATGGGCCATGACGACCTCACGTTCGACGACGTGGTCGAGGGCCGGTTCGTCATCAACATGGACGCCATCAAGGTCGAGGACGCGGAGGCGGCCGAGGAGGACAAGGTGGAGTCGTCCCCTACGCCCGCCGCCGTCGAGGCGGCCCCGATTTAGAACGGCGCGTACTCGAATACCTCGCGCTGCTGGCGCACTACTGCCATCTCAGGCCGCGTGATGTGTACGAGCTCGATGAGCTCGAATTCGAGTTGATGGTCGCCTTCGTCGACGCCCAGCTCGAAGCCGCGAAGAAGCAGTCCTGAACACCTGACCGCGCGCACCGCGCAGACCAACACCACACCCGGGGGAGGTCTGCGTGGCGTCGCTGTCGTTCGACCTGTTCGCAAGGGACCACGCCAGCAAGGCTTTCCGCGATCTCGGCGACACCGCCGACCGCACCGAGGCGCGCCTCAAGCGGTTCGGCGCGTCGGCCGCGCAGGTCGGCGGGCAGACGGCTCAGCTCGGCGGCCAGGTCAAGCAGCTCGGCGGCCACTTCCAGGAGATGGGCGGCCGCGTCTCAGCCGCCGGTGGCCGCGTACGGGAGTTCGGCGGCCGCCTGGGCAGCGTTGGCGGGCAGATCGGCTCGTTCGGCGGCCAGCTGGGCTCGCTGACCGGCCGTCTTCGTGGCCTGTCCGCCGGCCTCGGCGACCTCAACGGGCGTATGCAGCTGCTGGGCGGGGTGATGGCCCGGCTCGGCAGCCAGTCGGCCGACCTGGGCCGCGACATGACCCGGCTCGGGTCGCAGGTGTCGCTCGCCGCTGTTTCGTTCTCCCTGCTGGCGGTGGGCGCTGCCGGGTCCGCGCTCGCCCTCGGCCAGCTGGTCGCGGCGGTCGCCCCGGCCGTCGGCATCCTGTCGGCCCTGCCCGGCGCCCTGGCCCTGGGCGCCGCCGCCTCCGCCACGCTCCGGGTCGGTCTGCTCGGCATCCAGGAGGGCTTCGCCGCAGCCATCAGCGGCGACTACGAGACCTTCATCGCAGGCACGAAGAACCTCGCCGCCTCCGCTCAGAACGTCTCCTACGAGCTGTTCCAGATGGCCGGCGCCTTCCAGGGGATCAAGTTCCGCACGCAGGAGGCTCTCTTCGCGCCGCTGGTCGGCACGATGTCGGAACTCCTGCCCGTGATCAAGGCCGTCGCCGACGGGATGGAGCTCGCCGCCGCCGCGTTCGGCCGGGCCGCCGTGCGGGTCAAGGAGTTCCTCCAGGAGGCAGAGAGCGTCTCGGCAGTCGAGGCCGTTTTCCGGGACCTCGCGACCATCGTTGACACGCTCGCCCCAGCCCTGGCCCCGTTCCTCGGCGGTCTGCGGGACCTGGCCGTCGTCGGCAGCGCGTTCACGACGTCCCTGGCTCCGGGCATCGCCGCCCTGCTGACCCGGTTCGGGGAGTTCCTCAGCGCGGCCTCGGCCAGCGGTGAGGCTCTGGCCTGGATGGAGGACGCGCTCGCCGTCCTCCGCCAGCTCGGGCGACTCCTCGCAGACGTGTGGGGTGTCCTGGCCGGCCTCAACACCGCCCTGCAGGCAACCGGCGAAGGCGCGCTCGGCGTCCTGGGCCAGCTCGCCGCGGCCGCGCACGCCTGGGTCGATTCGGCCGAGGGCCAGCAGGTCCTCATCTCCATCTTCGGCGCGGTGCAGCAGGCCGCTGCCGCGCTGTGGCCGGTCGTGACCGCGCTCGGCGTTGCCCTGGCCGACCTGGCCCCGAGCGTTGTCGTGCTCGCCCAGGCGATCGGCCCGGTCCTGGTCGCGGCGATCGAGGCGGTGACGCCCGCGCTGGCGGCGCTGGTGCCCGGCATGGTTGCCGTGATCTCCGGTGTCGGCGCGGCCATCGGCGCGCTCGCCCCCGCGCTGGTCCCGATCGCCCAGGTCGCCGCTCAGGTCCTCGCCGGTGTCGGCGGCCTGGTGGCCGCTCTGGGCGGCGCGATCGCCGCCCTCCTGCCCGGCCTACAGGCGCTCGGCGGAGCGATCGCCGAGGCCTTCGGCATCATCGCGCCGGTACTCGCGCCGATCGCCGCGCTGCTCGCCCAGGTCGTCGTCGAGCTTGCGCCGCTCATCCCGGCCCTGGCCCGGCTGGCCGTGACCGTCGTCAACGCGGTCCTGCCCGCCCTGTCCGCCGTGCTGCCGGTCGTCGAGGACATGATCAGCGGGATCGCCGGCCTGGTCCGCAGCCTGGTCCCGCTGCTGACACCGATCGGCGGCATCCTCGAGCAGAGCCTCGGGCTGCTCCCGCCGCTGCTCGCCGCGCTGACCCCGGTGCTGCAGGCGCTCATCCCTGCTGCCCGCGCGGTCGGCGCCGCGCTAACCGACGCGTTCCGGCTGGTGATCCCCGAGCTCGCGCCGATCGCGGCCATGCTCGCCCAGCTCGTCGGCGCGCTGGCTCCGCTGATCCCGATCATCACGCAGATCGCCTTGCTCGTCGTCGACATGCTGCTCCCGGCGCTGATCACGATCGCGCCGTCGCTGCAGGTAGTCGCGGCCAGCTTGCGGGGCGCGTTCGCCGACCCTCGGGTTCAGGGCGGCATCGCCGGGCTCGCCCAGGCCGTCGCCGACCTGATCCGGCTGGTGGGCCCGCTGCTGGGCGAGGCCGTGAGGGCGATCGTGCCCGCCCTCACCGCGGTGCTACCCGGTGTCCGGTCGTTCTTCGACACCGTGGTGGCCGGGGCCCGTGCGCTGGCGCCGTCGCTGGTCCCGATCGGTTCGGCCATCGGCACCGTGTTCCGAGCGCTGGGCCCGGTACTGGTCGAGGTCGCCAGGGCGTTCGCTCTGCTGATCCCCGCAGGTGCCCAGGTTGTTGCCGCCCTCGCGCCGATCGTGACGGCGATCGTCAGCGCCCTCGCCCCGGCCCTGGCCGCACTCCAGCCGGCGCTGGTCGTCGTCGGTCAGGCGCTGGCGGCGGCGTTCGCGGACCCGATGGTCGCACCGGCGCTGATGGAGCTCGCGCGCGGCCTGGCGGCGGTGTTCGCCGGACTGGCCCCGTTGGCGGTGCCGCTGGTCGAGATTGCGGCGATCATCGTGGGCCGCCTCGGCACTGGGTTGCAGCTGCTGGCGGCGCTGCTGGCGCCGGTGATCGCGCAGCTGGCCGACATGCTGCTGCCGCTCCTGCCGCAGATCGGCGCGCTGCTGTCGGAGCTGCAGAAGGCTGTCCTCCCGGTCGCCGCCGCGTTCGGTGACCAGCTGGCGACGGCCCTCGAGGCCGTCATGCCGTACCTGGAGCCGATCATGCTCGCCCTCCGCGAAGTCGGCGAGAAGATCATGGCCACGCTGGCGGAAGTGATTCCGCAGGTCACACCCTATCTAGGTGCCATGGCCCAAGCCTTCGGGTTGATCTTCGTCGAGGTCGCCAAGATGATGCCGGATCTGATCCGGCTGGCCGGCGACATCCTCGTCCTGTTCCTGCAGCAGCTCCCGGTGATCGCGCCCATGCTGCTGGACCTGGCGATCGCGTTCCTGGCGATCACGCGAGAGATCACGCCGCTGGTGCCCGACCTCGTCCGGCTGTTCCTGGAGTTCGTGACGCCGATCATCCCCAAGCTCCCCGGGCTGATCGGGATGGTGCTGGAGCTGGCGTGGGCGTTCCAGGACCTGGTGAGCCAGGTCGCGCCCTGGCTGGACAAGTTCCTCGCCAGCCCGGAGGCGATGGCCGGCGTCCAGCTAGCCGCCGCCGGGGTCGTGCTGGCGATCGACACGCTGGGGCGCGCCTTCAGCATCGCGCTCGGCGCCGTCGAGCTCTTCTTCGGCTGGTTCATCGGCAGCCCCGAAGCGATGGAGCGCGGCCTCGGCCGCATGGCCGGCGCGATCAAGGGCTGGATCAACGACCTGATCGGCTGGCTGGAGTCCGCCTACAACGCGCTGGCGCGGATGGTCCCCACCATGCCGCAGATGACCTTCCCTCGCCTGCTCGCCGACGGCGCGATCATCCGCCGGGAAACCCTGGCCGTCGTCGGTGAAGCCGGCCCCGAGGTCGTCATCCCGCTGACCCGGCCGAAGCGCGCTGTTCAGCTCGCCCAGGAGTCGGGGCTCCTCGATCTCCTCACCCGGACGGCGTCACTCGGGGGCGCCCTGCAACGCGGCCCGCAGCTGACGGCCGCGGCGGTGATGGCGGACAGCAGGCGGGCCGCGCCGGTGGTGGTCCGTGGGGCGACGTTCGTCCTGAACTTCCCGGGCCAGCCGCTGGTCAGCCAGGACGAGATCTTCCGGATGATCCAGTCGGCGGTTTCTGAAGCTGAGTCGCGTGGGTTCCCTTTGACGAGGATCGGGGTCGCGCCGTGACGATGCCGGATGTACGGGTGGAGATCGCATGGACGACGGACACCTCGAATTCGGACATGTGGTTGTTCACCGATGTGACGCCGTGGGTGGAGTGGCAGGACAGCGTCAAGATCAGTCGGCGTCGTCAGCACGAACTTGACCAGGTCACGCCCGGGACGCTCACTCTGACGTTGGACAACTCAGATGGCCGGTTCACCGCGGCTCGGGCGGCGTCACCGTACTACCCGCACGTGAAGATCAACCGCCCGATCCGTGTCCGCGCCTACTGGCCACCGTCGCGGAACCTGCTTGCGCGCAACGCGTCGTTTTCGGTCAGCGTCGGGAGCCGGACCACTACATTCGTGTCTCCGCCGCCTGGCGCAGATCGCAGTGAACAGTGGTCAGCGGGGGTGCTCGCAGGGGCTGCGTCCATCTGGCTCGGGACCAGCGCACTGACCACCGCCACCAACCAGGCGAACCCCGTAACCCCCGGGCAGACGTACACGTTTAGCGTCCAGGTGAAGTCCACAGTCGCGGTCAGCATCCGGCCGATCATCCGCTGGTACGGCCTGGACGGCGCGTTCATCATCCAGTCGGGCAGCCCTTCGTTCACCCCGTTGACGTCGTCCTATCAGGGGCTATCCGTCACCGCGACCGCTCCCACTGGCGCCTTCTTCGCCCGGGTCGTCCTGACCACCACCGGGACCACGGGGAGCGCGACGACGATCAACGCCGGCGCATGGCAGCTGGAGGCGGCGGCGGCGCCATCCGCGTACGAGCTGGCCGAACTCGACAGGACGCGCTACCAGGGCTTCGTCGACAAATGGCCTGCCGCGTGGTGGAACGGCTGGCTTTCCCGCGTCGCCCTGACGGCAACCGACCTGCAAAAGCTCCTCTCTCGTCAGCGGCTTACGAACGTCGGCTGGATCACCGATAACCAACTCTCCGGCGCCCGGATCGAAGGGCTGCTCGCGGCGGCGCAGGCGTTCTTCTCCTTCAACACGCTGGTTGATACGGGGGCCAGCGTCCTGGGGCTCTCGGGCCAGGAGTTCGAGCAGTCGATCATGGCGTCGATCCGGGCGGCGGCGGTTTCCGAGGGTGGCGTCTTCTTCATCGCAGGCGGCGGCTACCCCCGCTTCTACGATCGGGAACACAGGCAGCGGCCAGTCGAAAGCCAGTCCCCGGCGATTGAGCTCTCCGCTGACCAACTCGGCACCGACCTGACCTTCGTGCTCGACGATGTGCTGCTGATGAACGAGGTCATAGTCACGGGGGCCGGCGGGATCGAGGCCGACCCGTATGTGGACCTGACGAGCATGTCCAGCTACGGCACCTACTCCGGCCGTTTCGAGACGCTCCTGAAATCGCTGAGCGAGTGCGAAGCGCGGGCCGCGTTCATGGCCTTGCAATATGCGGACCCGCAGCCCCGTGTGGGCCGCGTGAGCCTGGAGGCACGCACCCAGCCGAGCCTATGGTCCGTGCTGCTGGGCTCCGACATCGGCCGGCGCCTGCAGATCACGGACCTGCCGCCGGAGGCCCCGGACGGCGTCCTCAACCTTTGGATCGAGGGCCTGCAAGAGACGATCACGGATGAGTCGTGGACGTTCGCGTTCGATACGTCGCCGGCGTCGTTGACTGCCGGATTCATTCTCAACGACGCCAATTACGGTTTCTTGGATGAGAATCGATTGGGCTGGTAATGGTATTTCGTGCTTTCGACTTTCAGCCGGGCGACCTTCTGACGGCAGCGGATATGAACGATGTGCCGCAGTTCGCGACGGTGGTGAAACCCTCAGACGAGTCGGTGTCGTCCAGCACAACCCTGCAAAATGATGATCATCTGATTCTGTCACTGCCGACGAACAGCACGTTCATCATGGACGCGATGATCATCTACCTGTCGCCGGGTAACGCCGACTTCAAGGGCGCATGGTCCGGCCCATCCGGAGCGACGCTGCAATGGTTCACCGATGCCGGAAGCAGCGCGGAAACCGTCGGTGTCCATGCGGTCAACCGGATCGTCTACCAAATCTCGGAGACCACGTCCATTCTCGCTCCCGGGCTCGATCCGTTCCTTATGTGCTACAAGCCGAAAGGGATTCTCACCACCGGCGGAAGCAACGGAAATCTCACGTTCCGATGGGCTCAGGCGACCAGCCAGGCTTCGGCCGCCGTGGCGAAAGCCGGGTCGTGGATTCGTCTCCACAAGATCGCGTAGAAGGGCATCGCCATGCACACCCATAAGCAAGGGTTCCCGTCAGGTACGCCCCACGGGCTGGCCATCGCCGCGGCGACCGAGGCCGCGCAGCGGTTCGTCGGCGACGGCGAGCAGGTCCTGGCCGCCGAGGTGATGGAGCAGAGCCCGGAGCACGAGGAGGCTGGCGAGTTCCTCGTCCGCGTCGAGATCGGGCCGTTGACCAGTCCTTCGTCGTAGTCGTCATGCAGGCCTTGCCCCCGCCTGTCGTTTATCTACTCACTTCAAAGGGGGGCCTCACGGGTGGTGGACTGGCTCCAAACGCCAGTAGGTCAGCTCGGAGTCATCGGGGCCGTCTTCAGCGCGATGCTCGCTCTTTTCGGGCTGGTCCTGCGGCTCATCTTCACTGGCAAGTTGGTTCCGTCGAACCTCGTCCCTCGTTCGACCCTGGAGGACGTTAGGGCCGACCGCGACGCCCGTATTGCCGAGGCCGTCGAGGACGCCGAAGCGTGGCAAAAGCTCTTCCAGCAGGAATGCGCCGCACACAACACCACGCGCGAAGCCCGCATCGAGGACCTGGTCGGTCGTCTGGCGGTCAACACCGAAGCGGCCAACCTGGCCGCGACGCTTCTCACGGAAATCCGTCGCAGCCAGATCGAGGCCCGGGATGACCACTGACGACGACCGCCCCGACCTCCACCAAGCCGCCCGCCATGTGCAGGAGTCCGCCGAACGGGCCCAGCGCGACCTCGACGAGGCCCGGAAGCGGTCACGTCAGGCGCGTTCTCTGGCCGACAAGCTGCGGGGCCTACGCGAAGAGAACGGATTCAGGGACATGTTCATCCAGGCCATGAGGGGTTCCGGTGGTTGAGCTCGTCCAGTCGATCGGCAGCGTCGAAGTGGTCATCTCCGCGCTGCTCGCCACGGCCGTCGTCATCGTCCACCACGTGCTGGCCCGGTGGTGGGAGACCGCCGCAGGCCGCCACGTATTCACCTTCGAGGCCGTCCTGGCCGCGTGCCTGGACCTGTGGGCCATCCGGCTTCTCTTCCCCGATGGCGACTGGTTCCTGATCCCCCGGCTGGTCGCGTTCACGGGAGTGCCCATCGTCCTGGCCTGGCGGATCCAGGTCCTCCTCTCGCACCGGAACGCCGGCCGCCGGAAGCGGACCCAGTCGAACGAACCGACCCCAGAGGAGTCGTGATGGTCCAAGTCCAGCTGATCACTCGCGCCGGTTGGGGTGCCCGAGCCCCCAAGCAGGATGTTCCCGCGCTGTACTCCACGAAGGGCGTCAAGGTCCACTACACCGGCGGCCGCGTCGACCCCGCCATCGTCAGCAACCACAACATCTGCGTCGGCCTGGTCCGCGGCTACCAGCGCATGCACATGGACGACAACGGCTGGTCGGATCTGGGCTACACAGCCGCGGCCTGCCCTCATCGGAAGGTGTTCGTCGGCCGCGGCCCGAACCGGCTGCCCGCCGCGAACGGGGCCGGCCGGAACTCGGGCCACTACGCCGTGCTCGGCCTGGTCGGCAACGCGGGCTTCGTCCGGCCTAACGACGGCCTGCTGCACGGGATCGTCGACGCGATCGAATACCTGCGTGCCGAGGGCCGCGCGGGTCGGGAGGTCAAGGGCCACCGCGACGGCTACTCCACCAGCTGCCCCGGCGACGCGCTCTACGCGTGGGTCCAGCGGGGCGCGCCCCGGCCTGGTGGCGCTCCGCCGAAGGCGCCCGTCGAGGAGCTGCCCGTCGTCAACGGCATCCCGACGTGGCTGCGGCCGATCCGGCTACAGACGCCGATGCTCGCCGGCCTCGACGTCCGCGAATGGCAGGAGAAGGCCCGCCAGTGGGTGGCGTCGCTGGTCGCCGATGGCATCTACGGCAAGCAGTCCCAGACCGCGTGCCGCGCCCTGCAGAAGTTGTTCGGCCTGCCCGTCACGGGCGTGGTCGACGAGGAGACCTGGACGGTCACCTTCGCCCTCGAGTCCTGAGAGGACCCTCATGAGGAAGCTCATCGCCGGCATCGGCGTCGCGCTGCTCGCCCTCGTCAGCATCGGCCCCGCCGCCGCGAACGTCTCGACGACCACGGCCCTGGCCGCCGTTGAGCCCGCCCCGGCCTACGGGGCGTGTGGCAACAAGAGCACCGGCCTGCTCCGGATCCTGGAGCGGAACAACCTGGCCAGCAGCAAGGACGGGAAGTGCCGCGACACCGAGCGGAAGATCACCCTGCCGTCGATCGCAGGGGGCCCGAACAAGCTCGTCTTCAAGCGCGGCCTCGCCACGGAGACGTGCACCCGGGCGACCCGAACCTTCAGCGCCACGTGGACGTTCACGTGCACCACGGTGACGGTCCCCGCTCCGTCTCCGAGCCCCACCCCCACGCCGTCCCCGACGGCCACCCCGTAAGGAGTCCTCATGCCCGATTCGGAGCTGACCGGCGAACCGGCACTGTGGGCCGGCCTCGTCAGCGGCATCATCGGCATCATCGCCGCGTTCCTGCTGCCCCTGACCGACGAGCACGTCGCCGCGTTGAACGCCGTCGTGGTCGCCGTCGCCGGCGTCTACGTCGCATTCGTGACCAGGTCGCCGGACAACGGCGGCAGCATCAAAGCCGCGATCCTCGGTCTCGGCCAGGCCGTGCTCACGCTGGCGCTGACGTTCGGCTGGAAGGTCGAGCCGGAGCAGACCGCGCCGATCATGCTGGTGCTCGGTCTCGCGGTGTCGCTGTGGCTTCGACAGACCTCGGTGCCGAAGGCAGCGGTGACCCGCGCCTGACCCCGGGACTACGAACGCCCCGCTCTCTTCGGAGGGCGGGGCGCCTTCGTCATGTCTGAGGCTCAGCGGCGTTCGTGCTCGGCTTGCAGGCGACGGCCTTCCTCGGTGTCGGCGTACTTCAGGACGGCCTGTACCGGCGTGCTCGAATACCAGGCGGTGAGGTTGTCGGCGGCAGCCTGGAGGTTATCGAGTTGGGCCGGGTAGACCACGGCGGCGCTATTGAGCACGTGGGCCAGGCCCTGAAGGTGATGCTCAATCTGGGCGGCCACGGTGTCGGCGAGTTCCTCGGTCAT